ATAATCAACTTTACGGTTGGAAAACTGCGTATGCTAGTCCAGAAAACCAACCAGTCTATTTACACGCGCACAAATTAATGCGTAAACACTGGCAAGATATGCCACGTGTAGATGATATAGACGGTAATAAATGGGAGCAAGTGACAAACCATGTTAATGATAATTATTTCTTTATTGATATGGACAAGTACAATCTTGAAGCTGTGCTACGTAAAGGTGCTGAGCTTGTAAAACGTAAAGGTATTAAATGTTTAGTACTAGACCCGTTTAATAAGATTAGAGATACAAATGCACACTCAGATGATGTAAACCGTTATACTATGGATTACTTAGCTAAGATTGAAGCTTTTTGTAAAAAGTATGATGTATTAACTTTTATTGTAGCGCATCCAACTAAAATGTACAAAGGTTCTGATGGTAAAATGGAAGAACCAACAATGTATAATATTAAAGGTGGTGGTGAATGGTATGATGCTAGTTACCACGGTTTATTAGTACACAGAGATTATGACGCTAAAACAACTAAGGTTAAAGTACTTAAAGTTAAGTTTCAAAACCTCGGTGAAAATGGTGCTGAAGCTCATTTTACATGGGAGCCACGTTCAGGCAGTTTTGTACCACACGTTGATGCTGTAGCAGAGACAGAGCCAATGCCTTGGGAATAATGGCTTGGAATAAATGGAACAAATCACCTACTAAAAAACCCCCGCCATTTAGCTGGGATAGAGATTTGCTAGATATAGTAGGCGTTGTTATTAAAAATAAAATTAAAATAGCAATGACACCTGACTGGAGCCACAGTTTACACTATTGGCAGATAGATATAAAAGTTGGTAATAGTAGGTGGCACACAGATCCTAATAGGTACGATGATACGGAAATATATAATAAGCTAATAGAATATTATAAATATTATTATAACAAATACAAACTAAATACGAATAAAGATGGATAATACATTAAAACAAATAAATAATAATACAATACAATTAACATACTACCCGGGGACAAACAAAGAGTTTAAAACCGTGTATTATAAAGTTATACCAGGTGTTGATGACTTTACAATAAAAGACTTAACTAGTTATATTAAATATAAAGGAGAATACTATGCATAAATTTAGAACAGCAAACGACGCGTATGAATACTTACATGATAGAATAATACAAGACGGTGTAGACTTTGCAGGTACTAAAGCTCTGTTTAATGTTGGCGTATATATTACAGACTCACAAGACAACAAGATAATAAACAGAGAACGTAATTGGAAAGAAGATTATGCTGAAGCCGAGTGGCAATGGTATTTAACAGGTTTGCCTAATATAAAAATGTTAGGCGAAATATATGGTAAAATTCCAGCTATATGGAAACGCATGGCTAACAGTGAAGGTTATGTTAATTCTAACTACGGCTATCAGTGGCAACGTGGCTATAACCACATATCACAACTAGATTATATTATTAATCTGTTAAAAGAAAACCCTGAGACTAGACAGGCTTGTATATCTATATACGATGGTAAAGAACATCCAGATTACAAAACAGACACGCCTTGTACTTACGCTATTCAGTTTACAATATTGCACGGTAGACTTGATATGTGTGTAACAATGCGTAGCAACGATTTGTGGTATGGTTTTTGTAATGATCAATACTGTTTCTCTAAGCTGCAAAAGATGGTCTCTGATAAATTAAATATTGAACCGGGTGTATATTATCATTTTGCACATAATATGCATCTATATAACGACAAAATATGATGTATTACTTATACCATATACCGGGTGTAAAAATAGGTGTAACAACAAATATTGAAGACAGAGTTGAACGTCAACAAGGTTATTATCCTCACGAGTATAAAGTAATAATGTCTACTACAGATATAGATTTAGTATCTGAAAAAGAAAGACAATTACAAAAAGACCTTGGATATAGAGTTGACATGAAACCATATAATAAATTAAAATGTAATAAAATGAAAATAAATGTAACAGAAATGACTACGACTTTCCCATGTCCAGTCAATAAACTTAAAGGCAGGCTTATAGATAATATAGGTATGCGATGGGATACAGGTTTTGGTAGTGTTGTATTAACAAAAAAATCTATAGACTGGATAATGGATAATGTTAAATCGTCTCAGTTTACCAACGAAAGATGTTATGTATACAATAGAGCATTTGCTAGATGGTTTGATAATAACAATGCTTTTGATTTAGACAATGCTAAACAAATGAACGAAGTTGAACAAAGAAGAAACGGTACGTTAACTGGTGGCTTAGCGCCTACAGGTGTTAGACAACAAAAGTATTGTGATGATAGTTGTTCAGAAGTTAGTATGTTTGAACTAATAAGAATGTGGGCTGATAAAAGAGGCCTGTATGACAAAGGTGATCCTAAAACACAAGCTTTAAAACTTGTCGAAGAAGTTGGTGAAACTTGTAGAGCTATATTAAAAGGTAACGATATGGAAGCGATCGACGGTATTGGTGATTGTGTTGTTGTTTTGACAAACTTAGCTGAGTTAATAGGTGAGCCAATTGAACAATGTATTGAACAAGCTTATTTTGAGATTAAAGATAGAAAAGGTAAAATGGAAAACGGAACATTTAAAAAAGATTAATTATGTCAAGTAGAGAAATATATGATGCTAAAAACGGTATATCATCAAGAAAAGAATATGGATTTAGAGACCCTGTAGTTAGAACTGTAGTTGATAAGTTTGTTAAACGTTCAGATGTTGGCTATGCTAAATACGGTACAACACTAGATGATGAGCGTAAATTTAAAATGAAAGGTCTTCAAAAATATTTAAATGATATACAAGAAGAGCTTATGGATGCAATATTATATATACAAGCAGCCAGAGATGAACTACAAGATTTATCTGAAGAAGCTTTAATTGATAAAATCAAATATGATGAAGAAGAAATTTAAACGTAAGCGTGGTCCTGTCAGAAGTAAAAAAGTTACTTTTGACGGGATTACATTTGCAAGTGGTTTAGAACGTTATATGTATCAAGTTTTAAAGAAAAATAAAATACACGCAATGTATGAGGGAGCTACATTTGTTTTGCAAGAAGGTTTTATGTTTGATAACGAAAGCTTTGAAAGACAAAGTAATGGTAAGGGTGATATGGTTAATAGAGGTAGTAAAAAAATACTAAATATAAAATATACACCTGACTTTGTATCTGATACATTTATAATTGAATGTAAAGGTAGAGCAAACGAAAGTTTTCCAATACGTTGGAAAATGTTTAAAAAGTATGTAAAAGAAAACTTGCCTCATGTAACTTTATATAAACCCCAGAATCAGAAAGAGTGTGATAAAGTAATAGAATTAATAAATGAAAGAAATAAATAACAAAATACTATCGGATATAACAGTGCATATGAAATATGCTAAGTTTATTCCTGAGCTACAACGTAGAGAAACTTGGGAAGAGTTAGTTGACAGAAATAAAGCTATGCACATACGTAAGTATCCGAGTTTAAAAAATGATATAGAAACTTATTATAAATATGTATATGAAAAGAAAGTCCTCCCGTCGATGCGATCGCTGCAATTCGGTGGCAAACCTATTGAAATTAGTCCTAATAGACTTTATAATTGTGCCTATTTGCCTGTTGACCATATTGATGCTTTTAGTGAAGTTATGTTTTTATTGTTATCAGGTTGTGGCGTAGGTTATTCGGTACAATTACATAATATTAAAAAATTACCAGAAATAATTAAGCCACATATAGTTAGAAAACGTAGGTTTGTTATTGGTGATAGTATTGAAGGTTGGTCTGATGCTATTAAAGTACTAATTAAGTCTTATATGGGCGGTAAAAGATCATCTAAAATAAAGTTTGATTACTCAGATATAAGACCTAAAGGCGCTAGGTTAGTAACATCAGGTGGTAAAGCACCAGGTCCTCAACCACTAAGAGAGTGTTTAGTAAAAATTAAAGGTATATTAGATGCAAAGCAAGACGGAGAAAAACTTAAAAGTATTGAAGTTCATGATATTGTTTGTCATATCGCTGATGCCGTACTCGCTGGCGGTATACGTAGAGCAGCTCTTATATCGTTATTTTCCGCGTATGACGAAGAAATGATTTCATGTAAATCAGGTCAATGGTGGGAGACAGACCCACAGAGAGGTAGAGCTAATAACTCAGCGGTGCTTATGAGACATAAAATAACTAAAGAGTTTTTTATGGACTTATGGAAACGTATAGAGCTATCTGGCTCTGGTGAACCTGGTATATATTTTAATAACGATAAAGACTGGGGTACTAATCCATGTTGTGAAATAGCATTAAGACCTTTTCAATTTTGTAACTTATGTGAAGTAAATGTATCTGACGTAGACACGCAAGAGGAATTAAACGATAGAGTTGCCGCTGCTTCTTTTATAGGTACGTTACAAGCTGGTTACACAGAGTTTCATTATCTTAGAGAAGTTTGGCAAGAAACAACAGAGCGCGATGCCTTGATTGGTGTGTCAATGACTGGTATTGGTAGCGGTAAAGTTTTAGATTTAGATTTAAACCAAGCGGCTGATCAAGTAAAAATGATGAACAGAATAACAGCTAAGACTATTGGTATTAATCCTGCGGCTCGTACAACATGTGTTAAGCCTGCAGGGACAACATCTCTGGTACTTGGGACGTCATCAGGTATTCACGCATGGCATAACAAATACTACATACGTAGGATGCGTGTAGGTAAAAACGAAGCTATTTATAGTTATCTTGCTATACACCACCCAGAACTTGTGCAAGATGAATACTTCAGGCCTCATGATACTGCGGTTATAGAAATACCACAAGCAGCGCCTAAAGGCTCCATTGTAAGAACAGAGTCTGCTTTTGATTTATTAGAACGTGTTAAAAAAGTAGCTACAGAGTGGGTTGCAACAGGGCATAAGTCTGGTAGTAATACACATAATGTTTCAGCTACAATAAGTTTGAAAGATAAAGAGTGGGAAAAAGCTGGTGAGTGGATGTGGGAAAACAGAAATAATTATAATGGTTTATCTGTTTTGCCTTACGATGGTGGTACATATACTCAAGCTCCATTTGAGGATATAACTAAAGCTAAGTATGATGAAATGACAAAACTACTTCAAGATATAGACTTAACTAAAGTAGTAGAGTTAAATGATAATACAGATCTATCAGGCGAACTGGCTTGTGCCGGTGGATCTTGTGAAGTAACAAGCCTATAACTTAAATTAAATTAAATGTACGGAGAAAACGAAGTAATTAAACTATTACAAAAAATGGGTAATGAACTTAACAGCGTTGAAGTTGATGCTGAAAAGTTTGTAGAGGGTAATAACTCAGCTGGAACTAGACTTAGAAAGGCTATGCAAAACATTAAAAACATAGCTCAACAAGTCAGGGTTGAGGTTCAGAACCAGAAAAATTCGGTACTAAATTAAATAAAGGGAGCTTAATTGCTCCCTTTTTTTATTTTAATACCTACGTAAGTAAGCGCAGCTATTATTATACATATTGGACACGGACACATATCTTTTATTCAAAGAATACCATGTACTCAATAACTGTCTCTGTTGCGTCATTCATCTTGATAGTAACGTCTTCATTGTTAGCGTGACCCGCTCCACCTGTTTCGTTAGCATCCCAAGGAAACAACATCCAATCACCACCATAAAGTCTTCCTATATATGTAGGTGATCCAGTAGCTTCGCCAATACCTATTAAAGCGTATTTGTCTGTAGCGGTGCTCGTGTTTTTAATATATACCTTAGCTGATTTAGCAGCTGTTACCTCTAAATTACTTACTGTTAATAAATCTACTTCAGTTGCACTAGCTATTTTCTTTCTAGCTAATCCAGTTGTTTCTGTAATACCAGTTTCAGTTCCTGCTGTAGTAAGCGTCATCGTATTAGAAATAGATAATGCGTTGTCAGCTATATCTGTACTAGTTAATGTTATTTGTGCTGTTGTTGTCGCCATTTTTATTTATTTTTTTATATTAATACTATGATGCTACTAGTGTTTTACCTTCGTGAATTAAAGCAAATTCAACTACTTGAGCAGCTGATATAGCCTCTATACCTACGTCTTGAGTTGCTGCCGCTGCTTCTAATGGGAAAAATGCCCAGTCACCAGCATATAACCTACCAATGTTTACGGCAGCTATATAAATATCTACATATTTAGTAGCGTCAGTATGTTTGTTAGCTATATATATTTTGTTAGCTTTATTTGCTCCTGCAGAAGTAGCGTCTATCATATCATAAACATCACCAGTTGGAACTTCTAATCTTTCGTATTGGATACTGTCCAATCCCGTTGTTGTACCTGCTTTAAATAAAGTAGCTGTAGCCGACAGCGATAATGAGTCTGTCAGCAAGTCAGTACTTGTTAGCGTTAAAGTCGCTGTCGTTGTTGCCATAATTTGTTTTTTTAATTAATTAATTGTTATTTGTTTTTTAAATATTCTTCAATATCTTTTATATATTTAGTTCTGCCATTTTGTTTAATAGCAATAACTTCTTGTTTTCTATTTGGTCTATGTGATACCCAACTAATATGAACCCAGTTAGGATTACCGTCAGGATATTCACCTCCAAACTCCCAAACCATTTGATCAAAATCTAAATTATCTTTTATATAGTGATACATCTCTGCGTTTGTTTTATGTCCAAAAGTATCGTCAATATCTATAGCTTGACCTTTCATGTGTTGTGATCTAGTACTACCACCTATTGCTGTATTAACAGGCTCGCCTCTAAAAAAGCTATTTATTTTTATTGGTCCACCTACCCACTCACGTAACGGCTCAAACAAATTTTCTGCAACTTCTTTCATGCATTTAATTTGTTCTTCGTTAGGAGTATTGTCTAAACCTCTTCTTTCACCTGTTCTACTATACGTGCCTTCGTGCCAGCTCACGTGTTTACTTATTCTTTCCATATTATTTATTTTTCCAACTACCATCAGCAAAGTCTTTTGCCTCTTGTTCTGTGTTAAATTGATATATTTCTTTTCTTTTTATAGCTTCTCTAAAAGCATCATCTGGCTGTTGCCATGTACCGTCGTCATCTTGAAACAAAGTAGGATAAGCCACGTATTTACCGTCAGACTCACCATAAGCCATTAAATGTGTAGACGGTTTTTGTCCTTCGTACATTGGTTTATCTGAAAACTTTTTATCACCAACATAAACCTCTCCATCTCTATCTTTTGGTTTTTGAGTAAACGGACTCCACCCCTTCATTTTAAAAGCCATTAGCATGTACAGTCTTTACAGCATTTTTCACACCATCCTAAACATACTAATCCAAACGTTATGGCTTGAAGCCACTTACAAAATTTACTTTTCATATTTATTTTTTTATTAATTTTCTCCACATTTTTTACTAGGATCTCCAACTTGTCTCCAGTCCTCTTTTTCAAACCAGTCTCTTAAAGTAGCTCCTTTTTTACGAGCGCCTTTTACATTTGTCCCTGAAGATCTTCTATAGTTACCAGCTTTACCAGCCTTGCTTTTGGCGCTAGCTAAAGACTTTCTTTCAGATTTACTCATGCTAGCTATTTTATTTTTTGGTAAGCAAACCTTTTTAGTTCCACCACCTTTTTGTTGCTTGTTAGGTGAGTCTTTAGATTGTTTTAAATGAAAGTCCTCATGCTTTGCTGACATAGTGTCTGGGTTATGACCGTTTCTTCCATACTGAAAGTCTTCAAGCGAACCATGTTTATTAGGTGATGATTTACGGCAACTGCCTTTTGTGCCAGGAGCCTTACCAGGCACACGTTCATATCCTTTCCAACAAGGTAGCGGACTATTTTTTCTGAATTTAGCTTTTATATCGTACGCCATTACTTTTTGCTTTTACTACCCCAGTTTGAAGCACCGGCTTTTCTACATTGAACTAACTGTCCTGACGCATAAGCACTAGGCCAAACTTTAACTCTTGATTTTACTTTGTGATAACAAGCATCTTTTTTGCCCTTCATTGGTGAGTTATCAACCATTTTGTTAGGATTACCCTTACCACCATCAGCCTTACTAGCGTGCACGGCTTTTCTTTGTGCGTCTGAAACATACGCTTTTAACGGAGTATTTCTTAGTCTCATATCTTGTTTTTTATATAGTTATACATGTCCCTACCTATCTGTTCACCAAACGTTGAGTCTGATTTATAATGCGCTCTAGCAGATCTTCTGCTATATGATATATCTCTACCCATTTTTTTTAACTTATCTTTTTTATTTGGATATTTATCAGCTAAAACATTAGCTATTAATATACCTTGAACTGAATGACCAGAAGGATATGAAGGTGTTTTCATAGAAGCCATCTCCATGTCCTTCATATTTGTTTTTATCTTTTTAGCAACAACCTTAGGTCTAGGTCTGTTGTGATGTTTTTTTATTTTCATAATAACAGGAGCTGACTCATTAATCAACTCTTGTATTAAAGGTTCTTTACCTACTATACCTTCAAAAGATTTTTTAATATCATCTTTTTCTTTAATAAACTTTTCTCTAATAGGTAGTTTAGTTAACTCTTTAACTTCGCCTTTAGTTGTGTTTGAATTATCACTAGGCGGTTTCTTGTCTAAATATTTTTGTATTGGAAAACCTTTTAACATCTCCATCTTCTTCTCGCTGCTCTACCTCTTTCACCAGTCCAGCCTCTCGATCTAGCACAAAATCCTTTTCTTCTTTTTGCTCTTTCACCTTTTGGATTTTTTTCTGTAACAGCTGTTTGTAAGTTGCTACCAGGATTTTGTTTTTTATAAGAAGCAACACCTGCTTTTGTCATACCAGCACCTTCTTCTTTTGATCTGAAATGCCTACCTTTACCTTTAGTCCTTTTGTTTGTTTGTGTAAAAGGCGAGTCTATAGCATAAGCAGCGTAATTAAAAGGACCTTGTTCATTACGATCTTTACCAGGATTATTTATATCTCCATTAGCATTGTCATTCATAAACTGTCTACGCCTGCCACAACTAGTTTTTGAAAAAGGATTATTTTTTTGTACGTATGCCATTATCTTATTATGTAATTTATACCCATTTTAAAATCGTACCACTCTCTATTCCAGTACTTGTTATATTTACCCTCTGCAAATACACCTAATCTTTTATTTATCTTTTGTCCAAATATCAAACCGCCTGAGTAATCCAACCATTGACCATCAATATAGTTATGATAACTAAACTCATCTTTATCATTATAGTGGTACGGCATTAAGTTAGCCCACGTGTGTATCCAAATACTTTTATTGTAGTAATAGTAATCTAAACCTACAACTAGCGAGTGTTGTAATTTGTTATCTAACTCATTACGTTTTCTTTCAACATAATTAGCCAACACCTCTGGTATTACAATTTGCTCCCACACGTCTGATGAAAAAGCCACTACGTCACCATCTGGATTATAATACATATCATGATAAACATCTACATTGTAACCTTCTTGTAAGGCTAAATAAGTATAGTGTATATTACCATTGTCTAACCTCCAGCTAGCAAGCGGGTCGTAACCATAAGGTTCAGATAATCTTTGAACAGCACCAACATTAAAGCTTATCTTACCAACATCATATCTGTATCTTTGTGATGTTTCAAAGTATTCTATATCTGCAAAACCATCTACTAAATACTCTGCTTTAGCTATCCAGTCGTTAGCTACATATCTTATAAAGTGATGTTGATCTAAATACTCTACACCTTCTTGTCTTTTGTAATCTACTTGAAATAAAAACTCTGTACCGTTTCTTTTACCTATTGTAGCGGCGTCACTATAGTTAGATTCAGTGCCATCATAAAATGTATTAGCTCTGTTTTCATAACCAAATCTAGCTATTTTACGTATACCTAATGTTAAGTTATAATCGTAAGGTGTTTGTATTGTTTCAATACCTAAACCATCTGTAACGCTATAAGTTTCTACATCTGATATAGAGGTACCACCATTTACAGCTGCATAAAATGTAGAGAACTTAAATGTTTTCTTTATATCTATTTGTGAGTAACTAAATATAGGTAGTAATAATAATACTAATAGCTTTTTCATTTTATAAATTTCTTTTCAACTGTTCCGTCTCTATATATAAAGAACAATATTTTATTTTTCTCTATTCTTGCAGGTCTACCTAATATATCTGTTATCATTATTAGCTGTGATATACGTTGAGGTATTGGTCCTACCCAAGTTCCTTCGCAATAATCATAGGTTAATTGACATATACTGTCCCAGTCATTTGTACAACAATATTCATCAATATCTATTACCCAGGCGTAACAAGGATCGTTTAACCAATAAGGTTCACCTGGACCTGTTATACACTCAGCTGCAAATAAACAAGTATCAGGTACGTTTGCTAGCTCTTCGTAGTTCCAGGCATCTTGGTCCATGCAACCCACAACAACTTCAATACAAGAACCGTTATCTGTGTTAGCGCTAGAATCATAATTAATAGCAAGACTATCGGTACAGCCATAAATGTAAGGTATGCAGCTAAAATCTTCTGTATTGGCGTCAGCTTGGTAGTTGAACATACTTGGATCGGTACAACCATATATAAAAGGAATACAAGGAGTAATATTATTTTGAGCATTTGCAAGCGGATTAAAATTAAACATAGTTGAATCCATACAACCGTATACAAATGGCTCGCAACTTCCATCGTCTGTATTTGCTAAACTATCATAGTTAAACATAGTTGAGTCAGTGCATCCGTAAACGTATGCTATACACGTATCAGGTGTGTTAGCAAGTGGATTATAGTTTAAGGCTAGACTTTCCATACATCCAATAATAACAGGTAAACAACCACCATTATCCACGTTTGCAGTAGAGTCATAATTAAACGAAGCTGTATCTGTACATCCAAACACTGCTAAATTTACACAACTGTCTTGTATATTAATATCTGTATAAACTCCGTTAGATGTGTCGATATGATACTCTAGATACGCAGGAGACATACAACCTGGTACATAATAACAAGGTAGCGGTGTATTTGCCGTACTATCATAGTTAAATGCCATGTTATCCATGCACCCTTCAACTATTTCAATACACTCGTTACCACAATAGGTTATACCACCATACACAAAAAAAGGTTGTATAAACGGTGGTCTAACACTTATAACAGTATCACCCATAGGATTTATTAAAGTAAATCCACATTCAAGAGCCGTACCAGAAGCTTGTTGACTAATAAAAAACTTAGCTCTTACTAGTTTAGGCGCTTTCAATTGTAAAGTGTAGGTTTGATCAAAACCAGATGTCATTACAAACTGCGACGTGTCATCTTGATAAATTTCTAATCTACTACCAACCCAACCGTTACCTGCAAGATCATGCAGCACAAGAGTGTAATCGCAACTGTCTATGTAATCCATAGTGTTTGCGGTTGAGTCATAGTTAAACATTGTACTATCAGTACAACCATATATTTTTAAAGTAGCACAGCTACTGTCACTTACTGTGGCTGCTGGATTAAATTCAATATAATTGTCGTCCATACAGCCCGGCACTGGTGGTGGTGGAGTACACGTGTCTGACACAAATACATGCGTGGAATCTGTCCCAAAATTAGGTGTGGTACCAAACACCAAGGTATCTCCACATTGCATCAAATAATATGATCCATCGTTTCCACCCCACTGGCTTCCAGCTAAACCATCTCCGTACGTATCAAATATCGTAAACCTTAAAACACCTGTAGGTAAGCAAACTGGAATATATTGTGGTTGGTAATCAGGAGCGTTTGGGTATGGGCCTCCTGCTGCTATCAAATTACCCATTGTATCTGTTATTTCCCAACTAGTTTCACTAGTAAACTGATCTAAATTTATATTTACCATAGCTGGCACGCACTGACCAGGTGGCGGAGGTTGTGGTACACAAGTAGGTATTAGTCTATTCCAATACATACCACTATTAAAATTAGGTGTTGGTACTGATATTATAGTGTCTTCGCACACTGAGACATAAAAACTACCTGGAGACATCATACCGTCTCCGTAAGTATCTCTTATTAAAAACGTTATATTAGTTAAAGTATCTGCTAAAAACACAGTGTCTGTAAATGTAGAGTTTGCTGAAGTATAATGACCAGCATCTACACTAGCTATAGTATCTCCATACAAAGAGTCTTTAAATATAATCCAATATGTTTCGCTTGGATAAGCGTCTGTGTTTAAATGTACTACTAAATTTTTTTGACTAAGTAAAGCAAAAGGTAGCAGCGTAAGCAAAAGTATTTTTCTCATTTTAAAAATCACTCATTATTAATTCATCAACTTCTTCTTGTACCTCTTTTCTTGTTACGGCCATAGTAAAACTAAGATCTGCTTGGTAACGTTTTACTTCTTCACCGTTAAAAACTATAATTGTAGGCACTACAACTATATTGTATTTCTTTTGCCAGTCACCTTCATCTATATTTATTCTTTTTATACCACAGTCATTTAACTTTTCTAACCAGTCTACACTATTAGCCTTGTTCCATCCAGCATTAAACTCAACTACACATACGTCTGTTTTGCAAATATTTTGTGCGTTAACAGTGTTGGCAAGCATTATAAATAATATTATTAAAAAATAAACTACATATACGCTGTGAGGTGTTTTAGTTTCTTCCATTATTCGTAAAGTTTTTCTTCTATTTTTTCAATAGACTTTTTGATTTCTTTAACGTCTTCCTGTGTATTCATTATAGTATTACGTATCATTTGATCTTTCATATCAAATTCCATACGCGTAACCTCAGGGTCTGGTGGCGCTGGCAGCTCTTTTGCCTCTGCAATATCAGCTTGTAACGTGAACCACATACCAGCTATAGTTGCTATTGCAAAACCTATTCCTATCAATGTTTTTATGCTTAATACAAAACCTGTATCTTCGTTTAATTCTTTTGCCATTTTTTATAGTCTACTTTATATTATAGTATTACTTGTTTTTTAAATTATTTAACCCTGTGACTAGGTATGTTACATCTACCATCTTGGTTTTTTACTGGATTACCACACGGTAAGCCTTTTGAATTTGTACCACCATTGTCACCACACGTTGGACCATCTTGGCCTCCATGTACGGAACATCTATCACCGTGGTTTTTAACGTTTCTAGCACATCTATCACCATCACTTGTTGCAGCAGAACATCTAACGTACTTAGCGTCAGGATTAGATCTTTTTTCTATCTCTACGTCTTTTGCTATTTCTTCTTCTTTAGTAAGTTTTTTCTCTTCTTTTTTATCTTCCTTTTTCTGTTCTTTAACTTCTTCTCTTACTTCTTTTACTTTTGTGTCTAAACCAACATCCCATGGATTCCAGCCAAGTATAATCATTAGCTCTTTCCAAAACATTTCTTCAAACTCTTCTTCTGTTTCAGCTTCATTGTGCACCACAGTTAAAAGATTTTGTACTCTTGAAATAACCTCGTTAGCAGGTATGTTTGTAAAAGCTTGTACTGTGTTAGCAATTACATTTAACTGAGGATTCATAGGATCGTTCCAGTCCATAGCTTCTATAACATCCTCGTTTATTTGCTTTGTTTTTATAGCAGAGTATATTTGTCTAAGTTTTATACCTACAACTGGAGATATATTAGCAAATTGTAATATAGTATAAGTGTGATCAGCGTTCCATCCTTTAGATTCTTGCTCTTTATATTCTATTACACCGTTTACAACAGTTACTAGTATAACACCTTCTAGACCCATACCTACTAATATGGATTCAATAGTACTTTTTATCCAACTATCAGATCTAGTCTCCCAATCTTCGTCTTCGTCCATTAAAGCAATAAAGACAGCTTGTTGCAAGCCAGTAAACAAAAGGTTTTGTATAGCTCCGTAGTATAATATATCTTTAACATTTTGAGCAACTGTACCTCTTTTGTTTCTTATATTGTCAATTGCATTAACTATTTTACGAGTATACTGTTGCGGTGTTACTTTGAAGTTTAATAAAAACTTACCAAGTATAGACGATTGTTCGTAAGATAATTTATCAGGTCTGATAGACTGTTGTGTCGCTTGTGTGTTTTCCCATGTTTTATCCCAAGCCATTTGCTCTGCTTCTTGTTTAGAGTAACCTTGGCTAATAAAATAATTTACATAATTTCTATAGTAAGCAGCACCACCTAAAGAAATAGCTAAACTATCCGCTATTTGTGTCATGAGAAATCCTTTACTTAGTAACCATCCAACGGCTGCTCTAGACTGTGCTATAACACCACCTTCTATTGTTGACATATAATCAACGAGTTCACTTATATTAACATCTATTTTTCTACCACCTCTTCTAGCAACCATATCAGGATGCATTAATATAAAACCAACGTCAGCCCAATATTGTTTTACATTAGCAAAGGCACGAGCAGAGTTAAATAAACTGTTAGGACCTCTAAGTTCTATATAGTTTATACTAGAAAGCATCTGTAATATTGCTGAACGTGTATTAGCAAACATAACAACCGCTGTAGAACCACCTAAAAATTCCATCCAAGCTTTTTCTAAAGTACCCATTTCTGAAGACCTTTTAGGTTTACCGTTTTCCATTTTATAAAGCATCTCTTCTACATACTTTCTAAAAGAACTTCCGTACAGAGCTTCTATCTTATTTAGATTAGCTTCACTAAATACTTCGTTTTTAATTTCAATCCAGTCTTTTAATACTTCAGCTCTAACACCACTGTTCATGTGGAAGTATAAATCTCCACTTATAGTATTTACAACCCAATCTTTTCCTGGTGTTACATAACCGTCGGTTATATTGTCTAAGCCCTGTGCGTACAATAATAGGTCTGGATTATTTTCAACTGTTGAAATTAATTCTTTTAACTCTTTTTTACTTAATCCTAGTTTGTCTTTGTGTCCGTTTTTATTAAAAAGCCAAACTCTAACAGCGTCTCCATTAGTAAAACCTGTTTTACCAATCTCTTGTTTTAAAAGTTTTTTAAGTTTTTGCTTGCCAATTTTACTTCTTATTTTATCATGAAGCTCTCTTGTCTCAGCTTTTCTTCTATCAATTTCACTTAAAGCTCTAGCGTAAGGTGTTATTAAGTTTTCAATTAAATACTCTAACTCTTTTTCTCCTTTTGCGCCTTTACCAATAAATACTCTTAACATCTGCTCAAAATCCATAGCAGAAGGATTCATTATGAACTGGAATCTACCTTTGTTTTTACCATGCGCTTGTGCTTGCGCTCTTGAAAACTCTTGATTTTCAGGTATGTTGGCATTTTCTGATAATATAACATTAAAGTTTTCTCCTAAAGAATTTTTATTTTCAGGTCTTGTTACTATAGATTTACCACCGTCAACAAACATGCCCTCTGGATACATGTCAAACATTTTTTGAACAGCCTCTACGTTTGGTATATGATCGTCTATAAAAACAATATCGTTATAACCATTAAAAATTAAATTCTCTTCTATCCAATCTGCTTTAGCTTCACCGGTACTATTACCTAAACCTATTACATTTTCAGCTTTTAAATAAGGAACGTTAGTTCCATTAGCTTTGTTATACACGTCTATTCTAAAGTTTATAAAAGCAAGTATATTTGGTTGAGAACCTGAGGCTCTTGCTGTAAGTATAAAAACGCCTTCTGGTCCAAATCTTATAAGTTGCTTTATTAAGTAAGGAAAAACAGGACCTTCCTTACCGTCTGTAACATTATCAAAGTCAGAGAAGTCCATTTCCCAACCTTCTTGTAGTAACCTGTCACCATCCTTAGCCCAATCAACGCCGTCTAAATCTCTAGTTTCACCAGTCTCTGGATTAGTTGCTATTACAACGTTACTACTTTCGCCAACAGTTAAATCAAAGTCCAAAACAGTACCTCCTAGATAAGGTAAACCTATAGAGTGTTTATTTATAATTTGTTTTCTTTTTTCTCTTTTCTCTCTTGATACTTCTGATTCAATTAAAGCTAGTTTGTTTTTGGCTTGTTCTATAAGTTCATCAACTTTTAAATCAAATTCAACACCACTAATATGCATTATAGTTTTTCTAATTTGCTCTGGTAATTGTTTTAATCTTTCAAAGCCAAGAGTACTGTTGGTACCTGTAAGTTTATCTATAAGATCCATCTGTACCTTTGGTCCTAACCATTGTCCGTGATCAGAGAATAGCTCTTTAACTCTTTCTTTTATATTTATACTAGGATCTTTAGTTGACTCTAACATAAGCTTCATAAGACTAAACATTTTATTACCGTTTGGATCTATATGCTCACCTTTTTGAAACCAAGTACTAACTTTGTTTTCTATAGTAATTAAATCTAAAGTTGTAAACGCTCTAAATCCTTTACTGATATTTGTTTGTGCTTGTAATAAGTGTAACGCTGACACTATACTTATCTTACCATCTTTAACAAGGTTTACTAACTTTTCAGTCATGTATTCTAATAATATTATATTAGCCTTATTAGCGTTTCTTATCTCATCACCAAACAATCTTTCTAACCTTTCTTCTTTTTGCTCTTTTATTGATGGCGCGTCTGGTCCAGTATCATAATCTGTAGCGGCTAAAACTTGGGTATATATCTTTTTCATTAAACCGCTACCACTATTCATCTCTCTAATATCCGCAACAACTAGACTAGAAGGTAAGTCTGAGTCAATGTTTTTTAGTCTACTAATTAAGTTTTGATGCCTTTCGTAAAACTCACCTCTTACTAACTCAGCACCGTCACTAACAGGGTCTACTGATATAGTTCCTTTTGCAAACTTACCATCGTCGTTTACCTTTATAAAATCATTTGTCTCTGGTCTAAACCTCCAGCCTTTTACTAACTTACTAGTTTCGCCGTTACCAGATTGATTGTTTTTGTCAAATTTTCCTTCAGATCTCTTAGGCCCTTGTTTAGAAGCGCCTATATCCATAGCTGAATAATGGAAACCAAATATATCTGGCCCTAATGCTAAATAAGCATCATAACCCAACTCTAATATTACAGCTTCCATAGCGTCAAACATTCTATCTAAAACGCCTTTACCATCTTTATCTACGTTACCGTTGTTCTTTATAGTACCATCGCTTTTAAATTGATTCGCTATATCTCCAAAACCGTTTTGCTCTAACCATTTAATTGTTTCTTTTTTAAAGAAAACTTCTTCGTTAGTTTCAAAAGCAACTTTATCATTAGCGTATATTACTGTCGCTATAGATTCTTTACTATACTTACCTTCTTCACCTATAACCTCTAAGTTATCCTCATCAATAACATCTTCGTAAGAACTTTTTCTAATTAGCCTAGCTATAGCACTAACTTCTTTTAAGTATTTCTGATTTAAAAGTATTTCAAAACCAAATATTTCAAACTGGTCTCCAAGAGAAAACTTCATCAAAGGATCTCTTTTTATAGTCTCTACTAGTTTACCAGTTATAGTTTCTAACTCATTAGGTAAAGCATCAAAAACAGCGTCTAAACCTAACTCAGCAGCTAAAGAGTTTATTAAAGATTTGTATCTAGTTTCTCTTCCTTCTGTAAATAAAGCTACAAAAACATCATTATCAATGTCATAGTTTTTAATCCATATATCATTACCAGCTGTACCACTTAATACAAAAGCACCTTTAATATCAGTCTGTTCTTTAACAGATTTATCTACAGGCATTCTACCTCCATGCGTAGATAATTCAGGAAATCTATTTTTATATTTAACAGCTAGTAAATCTATTATTAATCTTTTGTTATCTAATAAAAACTTTTTAAGCGTAGCGTCAGTTCCTCTTCTATTTGTAGGATTTATTATACCTTTTATAACATCTTTAAATGCTTCTGTAAACTCTTTCTCTAGTTCTTGTCTAAACTTTTTCTTTTGTTTTGGGTTTTGTAAAGCATCTTCTAAGGTTAGAGCATCTACTTTGCTCATTAAAGACTCTTTAACTTTGTTAAATATTAATTTATAAGTATCACTATCTTTTGTTATACCAAAAGCTTTTCTTAGTTTAGAGTTTATTAATTGATCAACAGTAGTTTCAATACCCTCAATTTCATTACCAAAGTCGCCACCACCATCATCTTTAATATCATCTTGCACTTCTGTTTTAACTACGTTTAATTGAGCTTTTTCAAGTATGTTACCTACTTGTAACTTTACGTTTTGCATTAAATACTTACTAAGCTCTTGTCCAAAACTAGGGTCGTATCTATCAATATATTTAAGTATTTCTAACTCTATGTCTCTTCTAAAATCAACAAACTTATAAGCTTGCTCAGGATTACTTTTTTGAGCTTCAAAGTTCCATATCTTACTTACAGTAGTAACATAAGGCTGCATCAACTTAAGTATCTTAGTTTTCATTATTTGTTCACTAATATCACCATTAAGATACGAGTTATACACATTAGCAACAGCTAACGATCTTTCCTCTTGACTCATGCCTTTATTAGTTTCTTGATTTAACAGCTCGTCTCTTCTAGCTCTTTTTTCGTTTAGTGCGTCTTCGTTTTCTTTTTGTAACTCTTCTTTTCTATTATTGTATTCTGTAGTACCAGGAACTAAATTTTCTTCCTTAAGTGTATTTTGTATTTTAAGTGATATATCTCTTATATCATTTTTTATTTGAGTTAGTTCTATTTGTTCGTTGGTTGAAAGAGAATGTTTAGTAACGTCAGTTTCAGTATCGTCTGTTTCGTCTCCAAATATAATTTTGCTTCTTTTTGTTTGAGAGTGGTATTTACTAATATACCTATAAACGTCCATTGGACTATTAAAGTTAATATAAGGCGCAAGGCTTGGTTTGAGTTTTTTAAGTAAACCATTTATAAACACTCTTAAATCAAACAGTTGATTAAAATCACTAGGTTTTAAACCTCCCCAAAACATTATGTCATGAACTATATTCATTAACTCTTCAGTTCTTACAGACTTATTTTTAACATTTTTTTCATAAAACTCTATACGTTTTTTGAAATGTGTTAAAGCCTCTGGAGTTAATTTCTTTTGTTTAGCAAGTTTATTCATAAGGCCCTTTAACTCTTCAACAGCTTTTTGATGTTGTTTCTTTAATTCGCCTTTTAATATAAGACCCTTAGTAATATGGTACTCATGAAATATTTCGTGTAGAGGAGTTGCGGCAGCGTCTGACGCTTCAAGTATGTCATCATGAAGAAGTATTTTTTGCAAAATAAAACCGTTAAGTATATACAAATTTCCAGTTCGATCTGATCTATAACCATTAGATTTTTTACCTTCAATAGCTGCTTCAAGTTCAGCTATTTCAGATTTAATTTGCTCTTCACTGAATCCTTGGCGTTTTAGTTGTTTTTTTATTTCTTTTATCTCTTTAGGAGTTGGCAAAACACCTTTTATAATAAATTTAGCTTTTTTAGTTTTAGTGCCTTTCATTATAAGTAAAGCTGATTGATAAGCTGATAGAAGTTGTTTTCTTCTAACTGGATTAATACCTTTTTCTATCATCTTTGCTTCGTACTCTTCCATCAACTCGTTTACTTCAGAGTTTGCTTCAAAAAAAGCATCTATTTGATCCTGTATTTCTTTATATTCTTTTTCTAGTTGCTCTATTTCTTTTTTGTCAAAATCTAATTGCTCACCCATTTTTTGAGCTTCAAGAAGTTTAGCTTTTCTTTTAGCTGCCAGATCAAATATTTCTTTAATTTTTTGACCTTTACTTTTTATAATGTTACCATTTTCGTCAACATCATCTTTGATATTATCTAACTTACCAATTATATTGTTTTCAAGCTCATTTAACTGTTTTAGCAAGTCATCTTTTCTTTGTGTTAACTCAGATATATCTTGTTTGCTTAAATTTCCTTCCTTTTTATTTTCGTTTAAATCTTGTGTTATAGCCTCTAGTTCGTTCGCTAACTCTTCAACCAATGCCATTTCTTTGCTAGTCAAAACAGATTCTCTAATAACTAAAGCTATAGGTTTAAGAGAGGCGTTTGTTTGTAATATGGTACTAAAAGCAACAACATTAGCATAAAAATCAGCGTCCATTCCATCAAAAATACCTATTTGGCCACCTGTAGATGTAGTTTCTCCAGTTAGTATAGCTAAAGCATTTTTAGAAATTTGATCTAACATTTCTTCAAAAACTTCAATACTTATATTCAAGCCAACAAAACCTCCAACCTTAAATAGATTTTTAACCCTCATGCCTGGACCTAACTTTGGCTTAAATTTTTGCCATTTTTGAAGTACCTTTAACGTACCAAAACGCTCAGCAACACCAGTTATAATACCGTGCGAAATAGAAACAAGTCTATCACCTGTTTCACTACGTTCTAATATACTTTTTTGCACTAGTATTTGTTGCTGTATAAATTCTTTTTCACCTTCACTTAAATTAGGATCTAATAGTTGTGATTCTAATTTTTGTATTATAGCGATAGCGTTTTTCCTAGATGTTTTAACATCAGTGTATTTACCTCCAGCTGCCCAAGACGCAAATATAGCGGTAGTAATATAAGGCCCAACTCCTGGTATTAACATCGTTAAAAGAGCGGCGCCGTTAGCACTATTTGAAACTAGCATATCAGCAAACCAAAGGCCAAGTCCTACGTCATCCTTCCATTTTGAAGCTTGAGGAAAATTTTCTGAGTAAACCTCCATGGTCTCTCTTGCTTTTTTTGTAAAGAACTCTCCCCATATCTCATCACCCCATAAAGCCTCTGATGCAGCAAGTATCTGTGTAAGCATTGTGCCTAAATTAACAAAAGTTTTGCTCCAGTAGTCATAATTTTTACTCAAAGCTGAATAATAAGGAGCGTTTTTGTCTAAGTTGTTTTTGTCTTCTAAAAGTAGTTTTTGATCAGTATCTAAATCGTTAGTAAAGTTAATTATTCTTTGTCGTTCTGATACAGCTTTTTGAAAGTCATCAGCTATTTCTGTCATTCTACTTATAATACCAGCTATGTAGCTTCTATCAACAGCAGAAGAATCCTTGTCTAACATAGATGCGGCTAGCTCTTTTTGAAGCCTTGTCATTTCGTCTATAATAGGCTGTTGGTTTTTTTCCCAGTCTTTAGTTCGTTTTTCAAGACTATATTCTGAATAATTATTTAAGTCTATACCATCTTTTAACAGTAGATCAAATTGTTCAGGGTATTTTCTTTTAAAATCTTTTATACCCTCTTGCCTAAGCAAAATCTCTAACATTCTAAACGTTTGTTTTTTAAGAAGCGCCTCTTGTATAAGTTCACCAGACTTAGCGGGATCTTCAACAAAAGGTATGTCATCTAACATTTTTAAAATATCGTCAGATCCTCCTAGTTCGTTTAATCTAGCTCTAACGCCTTTAAATACAGTTGTACCTGCGTCATGCTTCTTGCCTTTACCTCCAATTCTTAAAAGACCGTCTTTACCGAAGTAAACATATTGTCTACCGTCTATACCACCTCTAGCTATATTGTAACCGTCTTTTATTTGTTGTAAAATATTATCAACTGTTAAAATACCTCTTGTTTTCTTTACATTTAAAAATACTAACTCTCCATTTTTATTTTTAAAATAAACAAAAGCAACTTCTTCTCCATTTATTTGTTTGTATATAACAGGTTCTTCAAAGTTCTTTATACCAGTACCATTGTTAGTTAAAAAATTATTAGTTATTCTATGAGCCTTTTCTATTTCACTTTCAGTAATTCCAAAATTAACCATCATAGCTTCTTCGCTAAAAACATTAACGCCTCTTTTCTTTTTTTGGTTGTCGTTAAGATTTATAATTTTGTTAAATAAATTTACAGCTCTATTGTAATAATTTTTTAATATAGCATATTCATCCTCTCTACCTTCTAACTGTATCTCATTAATTATTTCTGCAATAGCGCTTTTTCCTTTAAGACCTGCTTTACGCGCGTCGTAAATAGATTTTATTATAGCAAGATCTTGTTTAGTAACATCTTCTAAATCCGAAGTTTGTAATTTTTTAAAGTTATTACTAATAATTCTTTCTTTTTCTAAAAACAAATAATTGTCTAAAAACTCTTTAGTAAAAAGATCTTCAAGATTAAAAAGGTTTAAATCACCTGTTTGCATCCATTTTAAATAACTCTCTTTTTTCTTGTCACTCCAAGAGTTCCAAACTTTCATTTTGTTATTTGCTTCGGCCTGTTTTGACAATTGCTGTTGTTGTTCAAGGTCTGTTGCGTAAGGATTAATGTTTGCTTCTGCAATACCTTTTTCAAAATTTTCAATTTCTTTTTGACTAAAATTGTAACCTTGAAAGTAATCATCTTTAATAATATTACCTTTAACACTCTCAAGAGTTATGTTTTCAACTTGTCTGCTTATATTATCTAAATAATCTAAAACTCCTTTGGATTGTATACCAAGTTCATCTGCTATTGCTTTTACTTGATCCTTAGGGTCAGTTATTATGTCTCCTTCAACAGGTACTTCTGGAAGCATTGTAGGATCGTAGTCTTCAAAAACACCCTTAGATTCGTTATAAACAATATTCATATCAGCTAACTTGTTTATAAATATCTCTCTTTCTTGTGGATTTTTTATTGAAGATAATATTTCTTGTGATTTTTGTCTAGCAATATAAGTTTCATCGGTAGGAGTAGTTATTTCACCCTCGGGAAACAAATCTTTATAGTCTAAAACAAACTGACTAGCTTGGTTTATAGCATCTTGAAAAATTGGGTCGTTGTCTAAATAACTATAATCTTTTGGTGGTAGCTTTTGCTCAGTTTCGCCTTCAAATAAATCTACAGGTTGACAAACACCTCTCTCGTCTTTTTTGTAACCTTCTGGACATTTGTCTTCAGCTGGACTTGTTGTGCTAGTTGTAGAAGGTTGTGACACTGTTGTAGGTTGTGTTGTAGATGGGTCAACTGGCTGCAAAGTAATATCATCAGTTGCGCTTGGTGTTACAGTTGTCGTGGTTCCAACGTCTTGTTTTAGTGGTGAATTTTTAGAATTTACCTCCTTTATAACAGACGCTATATCTTTTTCAGACACACCGTCAGCAACCATTTTTTCTACTAAATTTTGTAAATAATTACTCATATTATATTTTAACTATATTTTTCTATTAATTGCTGAGCTCTTGTTTTGTACTGCATAGGAGTTTGCTTGGAATAATTATCTTCACCTATTGAAGACATGGTCTCTTGTTGTATTTTATCAACATCTTCTAAATCTTTTTTAGGCGCGTATTTATCATAAGCTTGTGATAATTTATCTGTTAACCAACCATGAACTTCGTCTTCTAATCTGTCTTTGTCAAACTGATCGCTTTCTGGCATAGCCCAAGATAAATCTTCATCAGGATTACCTTGCGCGTAATCTTGAATCCAAGCCTGTCCATACAAAGGATCATGAGCCCAAGACAATAAACTATCTCTATTCTTTAGTAATAAATCAGCTTGACCATTTATAATGTTTTGGTTTTTAGGTCTACCTGACTCGGCATCTTCTTGTATGTTTTTAGACATATCTAAAAACTTTTTATATCCAGCAAAGTCTTTCATAAAAACACCTTGATCTAAGTCTTCTACATATTTTAGATCATTTAAACCATAAGACTTAATACCTATTTTACCTTCTTCAGTTATACCTAAATCAGTGTTTGTGTCACCAACAAAAGCTAAATCTGCTTCAAATCTTTTATCTTTCATAGAACCGTCTGAAGTCATATTACCACCCATGTTACCAGGCGTTTTATCACCACCGTTTCTGTCTCTCCAAGATTCAAACTTGCTAGCATAATTAGTCACATCATTTATTAAAGTATTAACATGTTCAAAGATTTTTTGTTCTTGTTGTTTGTCTTTGTTCTTTTTAGCTTCTACTAACTCGCCTTTCTTTTGTTTTAAAAACTCTGTTATTTTACCAACCCACTCTTGATTATTTATAGCCTTTATTGGTTTATCAACTTGCGAATTATACCTTGCGTTAGTAACAAACTTATCAACTTTTTCTCTAACACCATCACCATACATTTTCATTTTATCAAAAATAGTTTCTTGATTTTGTTGAGGCTGTTCCATACCAGGTTGTTCCATACCAGGTTGTTCCATTTGCATCATAGGGGAAGAAGTTGGCATCCACTTTTTACGAACGTTTAAGTAGCTTCTTTCACGTCTTTCAAAAGGAGATTTTTTCTTTTTACGTGGCGAAACAGGTTTTTCTTTCTTTTGTTCTGCTACTAATTGTCTGTATAATTTAGGGTCCATACCTCTACTTATTAGGTACTCGTCTGAATATGGAGGTCCAATTTCTAAAGGATTTTGCTGTGTTATTTTATCACCTTTTTCTCTTTGTGTAAAAGCAGAGTTATAAGTTGCAGGAGAGTTTTCGTCTTTTGGAATTAACTCGTCTATATTGAAACCTCTAGAGTATAGATTCAAACATAAAACTTCTTTTGCAGTTAGCTCTTTAGGGATACCGTTAGCTCTCTTTTGAAGAGCTGACGCTAAAGTATTTTTATATTCTTTGTTAAATGCAGCTAGTTCTCCAGATCTAAATTTACCACCAGTTTTCCAAGTACTAAACATTTTTTTCATACGGTTACCGTTAATCTTAGCCGTAGTATTAGAACCTACACTTGTTTGGTGTGAAAAGTCAGTTTGTAAAAAATCTTCTCCATCAGCGGTAAAGTCTATAAAACCATCTTCTGTTATTGTGTAAGAAAAATCATATTTATTACCATTAGCATCTTGACCAACTATTTGTTGCCCAATGTGATTTCCGTTTTTATCAAACGTGTATGCTTTTGTACCGCTAATCGCGCCTCCACCAAGTTTTCTAGATTTTACTCCTTCTGGATTTTTTAAATTTGCAGGATTTTGATCTCTATTTTCAGTAGAAACCTCTCGATCAAGACCTTGGTCTTTAATTGTTTTGTTTAACGATTTAGAAACTTGTTTAGATACTTTTTTTCTATAATCCTCTATTTGTTTCGCTGTTTTAGGCGGAGGAGAATTTTTATATTGTTCTACCGCTTGGTTTATTATTTTTCCACCGTTAAAAGTACTAATAGTACCTTTTCCTCTTTCTTGAGCTTTTTTAGATTCTTCATTTATAATGTCATCTATACTTTTTTCAACTTTCTTTTCTTCTTTCTTTCCATCATCATCATCATCATCATCATCATCATCGTCATCTTCAGGTAACATCCCTTCACATTCACAGGATTTATCTATAGGAATTCTTTGACCTTGTTTTGGTCCATTACATTCACAGAGTTTTGTTTGATCGCCATCGTCATCATCGTCATCGTCGTCATCATCATCCTCAGGCTCTACAGGCTTCTCTTCACATTCACAAAAAGAAGCGGAGTCTTGACCTTCAGGAATTTGCTGTCCTTTTTTTGGACCTTCACACTCACACACTTTAGCTTCTTCTTCTTCTCCGTTTTCGTCGTCTCTATAACAATTACACTTGCCATCTATATATACAGAATCATATCCTAAAAAGTCACGCTGATCAACACTAGTTCCACCAGTATAACCACCGCCATCAGGACCTTCTTTTGGAGGACACTTACACGGGCATTGATCGTTTTTTGGATTTTCTTTACAACCAAAAGGATCGTCTGGATCAGTCTCTTTCTTTTTACCTTCTTCCTCTTCTTTTTTCTTATTTTCTTTTGTTTCTGAATCATCACCACCTGTTGATGTACCGCCTGGGGTATTAACGTTTATATCTCCAATACTTACATTAGTATCACCACCTCCACCAGTTCCAGTGTCTTCTTCACTATTCATTTTACCCAACAGCAAATCTTTCATTGGGTCCATCATTTTATCGATGTCTATCTCACCATAACCAGTATATGAATCACCTCCAGAATATTTACTAGTTAATCCAGCTTGCTTTACGAGTAAAGAATTTATATTAAAAGGACTTATATCTTTTAACGATTTTGGTTTTTTATCTTTCTTTGCCATAGTTAATTATTTCCTAAAATTTCATCTTTAATTTCGTCACCAAAAGCTCCAACTCCACCAGCTATACCTAAACCACCGCCAACTACGTCACCTATACCAGAAACCATTTGATCAGTTGCTCTTTGTCTAGCGGCATCAGCAGATATTTTTCTTTGTTGAGCCATACCAAATAAAGTTTCAATTTTATCTTTTTCTAGGTTTTGTGTTTCTCTTTCTCCTCTAGCTTCCATTTGTTGTAATTGAGCTTGTTGTCCAAGTGCTAATTGTTGGTTTTTAGCTTCTTGCTGACCTATACTAGCTGAAGCAGCTTGTGCTTGTTGTTGTCCACTCATTGCCAGTTGCTGCGCTAAACCTGCTACACCTGATCCACCAGCTGCACCTTGTAAACCTTGCAATAAATTAGCTTGTTGTTGTTGAGATTGCTGCGCCATCATCTCCGCTTGCTGTGTATTTACAGTTAAGTCCTCATAAACGTTTTCTAAGTTTGCATAAGGATTAGACGTGTCCATATCTTCGTACGCAGCTTTTCTTTCCGCTAATTCTTGATTAGCAGCTCTTTGTTCGGCTATTCTAGCTTTTTTACCTTGTTGGGCCGAATATATCTTTGCGGCACCACCTACAACAGCAATACCTAACGCTACAAAACTCATAATATATTATTTTTTATTATTAAACTCTTCATAATCTTTTGCTATAATTAAATCTTCTAGTTCTTGTAAATCCTGTGTGTTAGTAGGATTAGCATGTATATTAACCCATATAGAATCTTCATTTGCATATATAACTCTTTTAGAACCTGCCGGTGCCTCTACATAACAAGGTGCAACATGTTCAACAGAACTATTTTCATCTACAACTACTATATGCCCAGTTAACAAAAACCAGACGTGATTGTGTTTGTGTATTTTACCTATTACAAACGAGTCTTTTTTCATAGACATTTGTCTAATGTATATACCATCTGTAAAGGTGTGTTTTAAAGGAAAAACTTCAGAATCTCCTTTTACTACATTTTCACCATCAACAAACTCCATTAGATGTTCTTGTAGTTCTATTATTGTATCTCTTTTTTGTAATCTTAATTCTTTCTTCGTTAACTCTTTCATTTAATTAAATTTATAACGATATAGTCACAGTTTTTGATAGTTATTTACTACTTTCAAAATAATCAGCACCAACAGTGTATAGTTCAGATTCTGTGTTAGAGTCATTTTCAAATCTAAACTTAGCAAAATAACCAAGCAAACTACTCATGTTAGCTATATTATCTTTAGCAAACATAATAAAAACACCTTGCGTTAGAACCCCAGAGTCCCACAAAGCTTGTGACACGTCCACAGTTATAAAATTACTACCAACAATTGTTATGCTACCCATAGGATTAGGTATACCTGAAGCTGTACTAGATGGTAATGTAGAAGGATCTATTTGTGTAACGTAGTAAGCTACGTCACCAACTTGAACTGAAACATTTATTGTGTTTGGAAAATTTATTGTTACTGAAGGCATGTTGTTATGTTAATGTTATTGTTACTGTTTTTGTCGCGCTGTCTGTCGTACCGTCGTTACATTTAAAAGTAAAGCTATCTGTCTCAACAACACCAGTGTTTTTATACGTTATAGTACTACCTGAAAAAGTATTGTTGTTAAACGAAGTAGAGAACGTGCCTGTGTCGTTGCTACCAATTGCACCATCTGAAGGCTCAGTTACTCTACTATACGTTTTAGTATTCGCGTTAGCATCTGTATCTCCAGCGCCACAGTCTATTAATACTGATTCTCCAGTTACACACGTAGCTGTTATGTCAGACGCGTTTGGAGTTGTTGATACAAAATTATTAAGAGCCCACTGAACTGTCATATCAGCATATCCAAATCTTTCTATCTCAGCAGTTACCGATGCTGTTAACGAAGTTGTTCCAGATCCAGTTACAGTGGCATCGTTAATAGAAATTACATATCCGCTTTTAGAAAAAAATAATGTTTCGTCAATTTCTAACTGAGGAAAATCTGGCCCTGAGTTAATAGTAATAATATTACTACCACTTTTAGTTATTGTCATTTCTTCATTTATATTTTCACCAGAAATAGCGTCTCCATTGTTTATATTTGTATCATCATCTACAGCTATTATTCTTCTGTTTGGGTCAAATTTTAAAACTTTAGCAGAGCTATAATAAGTGTTTGAAAAGTCTCCTCCTGTGCTAACGTTCCAAGTAGGTTGCCTGCTAGTATACAACAGAGCAGAAGATTTAGTAATAGTACCAGACAAAGTAAAATCAAAAAGAATATCAGACTCAACATCTTCATAACCAATTGATCCTGGAGAGCCTGTAAAAGTAGCGTCTAAAGTTGAAGCTATAGTATGGCCTACCGTGGTGTGATTAGTATCAAAAGTTAAAGTTTTATTAAGATAGTCTTTAAATTGTAAAAAATTCACACCTGGAGTAATTTTTTTATATTTATCATTTTCATCACCAACTTGTACACCAGCGACTGTTTTCAACTGATAGTCATAAGTTTCATCTACTGAAGGCTCTGGTAAAAGTATTTGAACATTGCTAAAACCACTAGCATCTACAACTCTATCAACAGTTGTTGGAGCAGATGTAAATGTTTGTGTAGTTTCATCATAAGTATTACCAGCGGCATTAGTAATAGATACTTTTGCTAAAGCTCCTGGTGTTCCAGTTATTATTATATTTTTGTATAAATCTGACATTATATTACAGTTACAGTGTTAATAATAGGTTGTAGTGATTGTGTGAATCCATCTATATCAATTTCTATAGCAAGATCATTGTTAGGCATAGCTATAGGATTTAGCTCTACAATAACAGCTATTTCGTTAGTAGGTGTTGCGCTATAATTAGCGTCATAATTAGGATTAGGCATTGAACCGCCAGAAACGTTGTAGTTTAAGTAAACAGGGTTTTCAGTATCTTGAAAATTAACAGATACTACTTCTGGAGGTAATGTGCCACCTACAAAAGTTGTTCCTGAAGCAGGCGTAGCACCACTTATAGAGAAATCTGAAGCTTGAATAGCTCTACCAGCATCTGGCTGTATAAGTAAAAACGCAGCGACAGAATTTAACGCACTGTGAATAAGCGTGCCAGGCGTGATATTAGGCATTGTAAAAGTAGTAACCGTGTATAAGTTATCACCAAAATTACCATCAGTATCTCCAACGCCAGCAAAAGTATTACTAACTCTTAATTCATAATCATCACAATTACAGCTGTAGCTTGCTATTATACCACCTGAAAAACCTGTAGGAGCATTAATAAATTGATTACTTAAAAACAATTTACTTTTAACAGAGCTAACAACTTGTATATTTGTTATTGTTGTTCCAGCAGGTAAGTACTGAGATATAACTTCACAACCTACCACAATGTTATTGCTTGCTATATCAGAGTTTAGCGCTGTGGCTACATTTGTGTTAGAAACGTTAATATTTGTTCCTGCTACAACTATATTAGGAAAAGTACCCGTGCCTGTTTCTGGAGTCATATCTATAGAACCTTGCGAGCAGTATATACAACTACCATCATCCGGATAAGCCGCAGAGTCATAGTTTAACGCAGTTGGATCGGTACATCCTGGATAAATACATGAACCATCATCAAAATTTGCACCAGCCCAATAATTTGAAGCATTTGGATCTGTGCAGCCGTAATAAAACGGTGGAAAATTACAACAATTACCCATATTAAATCCATTTGGATCGTCTGGTGAACAACAATCAAACTTAGGATTATAGTTGTCAGCAGCAAAACCTATTGGATTATTATTAGCGTCTACACATGGAAAAGTACAAGGAGCCCCAAATCTATCTAATCCGTTTGTAGCGGGAAACATTCCAACTTGAGAATCTGTACATCCATAATCAAAACAACAGCTACCATCATCAACAGTAGCAGTTGGATCATAATTTACTGCATCTGGATCGGTGCAACCAATTTCTGAGTTTAATACAAAAGTATCGGCCATATCAATACCTTGAAAAGAAAACTCTTTTAAATCTATATTTGAAGCGTTTGTAGATCTTCCTTTGACTCTTGAAAACCATTTACCTTCTTTGTCTTTAAACTCTAAAACAGAAGTAGATTGCAAGTTTGTTTCTCCTTCTTTAACAAACCAACCCTTTAAACCAGTATTGTTAAAATACTCGTTGTCACCTAAATCTTCAGTCACTCTAGCTTGGCTACCCTCGTAATTTAGAGAACCAAAACTTTTAACAACATTAGGTAGTTTGTTAAAAACAACGTCAATATAAGGATTTTGTTTTAACCCGTAAAACGTACCTGTGTTACCATTATGATGTTGATACAACTCGCCTAATTTAAACGTGTAGTAATTGTTATTTAAACTTACACCTGTTTCTGGAATAAAAGATTTAAAACTTTCCCAACCGTTATTTCTAACACCATAGCTAACTGTTTCTAACTTGTTAACAAGAGATATGTTGTAATTATCTTTCTTATCATCATAACTACCAATTAATAAGTTTTGACCTGGCAAATTATCAGCAAAATAATCTTTTAAACCATGATCAGATATAGGTATTAAACCGTTACCATCTAATTGTAAAACTTTACCTCTAGATTTATCTGTAAAATAAGCTTTGTAAGCTTGAGATGCAAAAGATTCTGGGTTTTTTGATATACCGTATTCTCCACCCATTGGTGTCGCTTGACCTAAAACATTACTAGTTGCTATTAATTGAGGCTTACCGTCAGCGTTAAATAAAGCGTCTTTATTAGATAATATTCTTAATACTTTATCTTCACACAAAGCTATCAAATCACCTTCTCTAGCATGTAGTTTTTGTATGCTACCGTGTCTAGGGTTTAGATTTTTAGTTATCTTTTCAGCCATTATAAACTGATTAGTGTCGTTAACTCCACTTATATTGTTGTATATACCAGAATATATTAAACTACTAGACTTTCTTTCTCTTTTGTATGTTTTTGCTAGCACTGTAGAAGCCCTAGGACCCTTGTCTATTGTGACAGCATTAAAATCATCTCTAATTCTATTAGACTCAACACCATTACCAAAAGAATAACAATTATGCCATTTTAAATCAATCTTAGAGTTAAATACTTCTTTAACAAGACTTAATTCTAAAAATCCACTCGCGTTCACTTTAGCAGCAATAATATTTCCATCGCCAAATATACTACCAGTTATAGTACCACCATCAATCTTTTTAAATATTAAATTATTTTTATTGTTAGTGCCAGACATAGCAAGTGGTAAAACAACGTTATCAGATATGAAAGCAGTACTTTGATTTACTACAAAAGTTTGAGGATTGTAAACAAAAGTGTCTAATGTTATTTTATTTTCGTTCCAATTTTTTATTTTAGGAAGTGAGATTTTAGTAAACGTTATAGGCGCGTTATTAATACTTGATGTAGCGTTTTCGCTAAAAAACACCGTGTTGCCACTTACGTTTGTTACCAATGTTCCAGAAGGAAATACAGAAGGAATTAAGTTACTGGAGTTTTGTATTGTAAATCCTTCCTTAACCCAATTACTTATATTAGTGTTAGTCGTACCAAAGTTGTTACCAGACGTTACAGTAATTGTCCATGGATTACCACCAGGCGTTAAGTCTTTCCAAGTTTGTAATTTTGCACCTGGATAATCTACTTGTACTTCACTACCTATCTTTGCAAAAAGCTCATTTGTTTCACCAGATAATAAAACTGGAAACGCTTGGTCCATTTCGTAATAAATATCTAATCCTATATCTTCTTTTGGTTCTGTTTCAAATATAGCAGGATTATCACTCATTTCTTTGTCAACCTCAGGATTGTATTTTTCTACTATTTGTATGTTGTTGTAAAAATTTTCAGTGTCTTGAACAACAGTAGTTGTAAGCCCTGTGTTACCAGGTGTTGTTATAATACTACCTGGACTATTAGGATTATTAAAACCTGGATTATTACCAGATGTTGTAGGTTGTTGTATAGATGTTTGTGTACCTGTTTGTATAGAACCAGCACCTGCTTTATGGTTAGTAGTTGGTTTCCAACCTATAGTAGGCGTACATTGAACAAAGCCAGAAGTGTTAGAAGAACTATAAACGCCTTGTGTTTGATTTGCATATATAAAGTCAGAGACCCAAGTAGGATCCGCTCCTTTTATAGCCGCATCAAAAACATAGTTACCAGTAGAACCTGGATCCATATACCCAGTAGCTCTTAACTTTAAATATAATCTTCTTGTTTTGTTTGCTCTCCAAGTTCTAGGTTTATTTTTACCTCCATCATAATTATATATACCAGGTGAGTTCTTTTTGCTTTGGTTGTGATAATCATCGTAATCAGAGTCTCCTTGTCCTTGTGCAAAATATATTTCGTAAACAATTTTGTTGGGATCTTCTGCCCATCTAATCCAAGTGTTAGGAGATTTAAGCGCGTTATAAAAATCTCTATCTGACTTTTCATGATTTGCTATGCTAAAACCTTCTTGCGTTTGATCATTAATTCTAGACAAACTAAGTTCTATGTGATTCGCTAGCTTACCTGTTCTGGAGTATGTTATACCTTTTCCAGAGTCTTTTGCCCAAGGACCAGGTCCTCCTGGTATTGTACCCCAGTTTCTATCTATTTCATCAATATAAAAACCTTCTTTTATAACTTTATCCCAAGAACCTGCTTTTTCTGTCCACTGTTGTTTTTGATTCCAGTTGTTATCTAAACCGCTAGACTTAATATAATATTGCTTTTTTTGTTGTTTAATAGTAAAGGTTGTTGTTGTTATATCGTGGTTAACAGTGTCTATACCATTTATTAAAGCCGTATCTTGTTTTACTTTTACAAAAAATCTTCCTTGAAACTCTGGTTTATTATAAGTTCTTTTTTGAGCAACCTCTACTTTCACAGAAGAATTATTACCGCCTAATATATCCGCTGTAATATCTATACCAAAACTATTTTTTATAGTTATTGTTGAGTTTGTAAAATCAAATCTTTTTATAGGATACCAATCTGAACTTTGGTCCGCGTCAAACAATCTTAAAACTAAACCTTCTTTACCTCTAGCGTACTCTTCAAAACCAGGATTACCAGTATATACAACTTGCGCGTCCGCTGAAGTAAAAGTTTGATTAAATGTACTTGTAGCTGCAGTTCCAACTCCTATATTAGAATATTCTGTTTTTATCCAATCAGGCGCTTCATTTTTAATAGATATAACCTTGTATCTAGCTGGCTCTTCTACAAAATCATCTGTATCGTGTTGTTTTTTAAGTACTAAATATGTGTTTTCGTCAACCTTGTTTCTTTCTGCCGAAGGAAAGCTTAACCATATACCACCGTCTGTAGCGTCATACCATCTATCTAAAGCTAAATTATAGTATTCATTAGATGTTTCTTTTACAAAATACTTGTAACTATGCACCCATTTAGGAACAGATGTATTTGATTGAACAGATAAAGATGTTGATTTATCAGCTAATTGTTTAGCTGTATTAAAAGTTGCGTTTTCATTTGTAAATACAGGTGTTTCTCTACCAAATTTATCTCTGTACACAATACCAATTTGATAGGTTCTTAGTGATTTTATAGAAGGGTAGCCTTTTCCAACAATAAAATCTTCTGATGTCTCTGGCGATATATCTAAGCTCTTCAAGTAAGTGTTTATGTTTACATTGTTATTTATATCGTATCCTTCAGTGTAATTACCAAATATTAATCTATTTGCGCTAATTTCTTGAGATCTTGCCTTGATAGGCACATTGTCCCATGGTCTTAGTATTTGATTAGAAGGTACTGCTGCATATATAAGCTCAGACTCTAGTTGCACAGCTCCTTTTGTTTGACCTGTCCAAGGTGATTGAGGGGTTACATGTCCATACTCTAACCATTGAGGATCACCGTGTTCTATTGTTTTAACAGTATATACATTTGGAGAGTTTGATTCTTTGTATAGTATATCTACACAAACAACACCTTCTGGTATTCCATCTGGAACAAAATCTAATATTTTTAAAAACCTAAGTTGATTTACCATACCTAAATTATGCGCTTCTTTAGCATCGTATTTAAACCTCCCAGGTATAAAAGCAACATCAGAAAACGGAGAAAAAGAAGAATACTCACCATCTTGATACTTATATCTATAAGCAAATCTAGGAAATTTAAACTCAAATAAAGCTTTAGACTGTTCTAAGCAAACAGCCCATTCTTCACCACCCGCTACAAAAGGAAAAAATCCTTTTTTAAACGAAAGTATTTTAACTGTAATTTTATCTGGAGAGACAGATGTGTCTATATCTGTAACCACAGCTCTTACTTGCGCGTCAGTAAATATACGTATGTCAGACAATATGTCTTGATCGTTGCTAAATATTAATATGTCTCCAATTTCAAAATCAGGAGTTACAGAAGAAAATTCTATATCAACAGAAGTTCCTTCTACAAACGGTTCATTATTATATATAAAGTTACCGGCACCAGCGCCTGGATTTGTTAAAACTTGATTAGAAAAATTTACAGGATCTGTTTTACCAAATATTAAGCCTCTACCACCAATATCGTTGTACATTTCTAAAGAAGGCGGCGTTAAAGGAGATTTTTTTACAACCGTGGTGTTATAAAGCTTAGCAAACTTGTTTGTAACAACAACGTTAGTATTTGGTTTAAATATAGGAAATTTAGAGTGTGTATTAAAATTAGGCGTTCCTATTTTTGAAGTTTTTATATTTATTTTTTTAGGCTCATTAATATTGTCGGTAAAAAACAAAAGATCATCAACTATATTTATGCCTGTTACATGCTTTCCGTTTTGAAAGTTAAGTATTCTTTCACTAACAAAAGTTAAAGTTGTACTTGAACTACCACCAAAAATCAAATTAAATGAATCGCTAGATTTTTCAAAAACTAAATTTGCTTGATTACCAGTTGGAAAATTTTGTACATTAGAAACTATTACACTAGTGTCGTTAGTAACAGATATACCAGTACTAGGATTTGTTACTGTAATTGAGTCCTGTGCAAATTGAACCGTAGTACCAAACAAACTATCTTCTATGGTACCAGTTAGTATCATGCCTTCTCTTATACTTGAGTGAGATGGTATGTTAGAATCTAATATTAAGTAAGATTGAGGTGTAGATATAGCAGCAGTAAAGTTGTATTCAACTTTATAAATATCAACAAAAACAGGCGCCACAGTATTCGTATTAGGATTGTATTCTACAATCATATCTTTTGCGACACCACCAAAAGCGTTACATTGTACTAAATAATATATTTTATTTGTTTTTTCATTCGCGTAAGAACCAACAACATATCCACCGCCAGGAACTAAACTTGTTAACTTATTGTTACCTCTAACACCTTGAACGGTACCAACTTCAGAGCCTTCCGAAGTTTGTACTTCGATATTCATTGCCTCTCTATATTCCCCATCATTGATTAGTCTTTCATCAAGGTCTAAATTCATTATACCCTTGATAAAGTTTTGTTTTAACTCTGGCATATTTTAGTGTTTTATATGTTTAGACTTACCTCTTAATATTTGAGTTAGTTCTTCTAATTTAATATTTGATAATCTTAATTTTGCTTTTCTTGTTTCAGCGAATCTGTCTTTTTTTAATCTAGCTACTAAACTTTCTGGAGCGTTAAATGTAGTGGAAACTATAGCGTAAGCAATGTGTTTGTATATGGCTTCTTCTGCAAACTTGTGTACTATCATTTCTTCTTCAGTTCCTAAACCATCGCTAACATATTTTAATATAACTCTTTTACCGTTGATATTAGAACTAAAATTAATAGTTCCATTAGCATTGTCAATATAAAAACTACCGTTTACATTTGCGTGTTGTGGATCTAAACCGTATCTTTGTCCTATTACATCTACGTAGTACTCATCATCATAATTCTCTTGTTGTTCAGTAGGTTGTATGTTTTTAAACCTATCCCAAGTAACACTGTCTGCTTTTATAGTAATAGAAACGTTTGTTAGTGTTGATATTGTAGAAAGTGAAGGATTAGATGTGTCAAAAGCAAAATCTTGACCAGACGTTTGGTTGTACACTTTACTTATAGTCGTTCCAGCTGGAAAATAAGGACTTATTATTTCCATACCAACTTCAAGTGGATTAGTGTCGACATTGTTAGGAAAACCAAGAGAATCAGTATCTGCAAATCCTAAACTATGTGGATATATATCAAAATTACTTTGTGATGGCCCTAAACTATCTAAAGTTAATTTTAAAGGAAACTCATATATTCCCTCTGGATCAACGCCACCATTGTTTTTAGTTGGAAATATATAGTTGCCATTAGAGTCTTGAGCTAGCTTTGTTGGATTAGAAGTTTTAGAAGTAGGATGTATTACGTGCTCTATACCTGAGTCATCAACCCAAGTAAGTTTTACATAATTTACATAATCTTGAGGCATTTTCATGCTACAAGAAGGGTTTATTAATATCTCTTGACTTTTTACAGATCTAAGAGTATCATAACTAAGTTCTTGTAAAGCTCTTTGTGCGTAAAAAGAAACATCAACTCTTTTTGCTTTGCTTATAATTTTATTTTCACCAACGTAACCAATCATAAAATTATTAACAACGTGGTCTAAAGATATAAATTGATAACTACCTAAATTATCGCCGCTATAGTAACTGTGTGCTGATTCTTTTATTAATGCCATATTATTGTTTTATTTTTTGTTGAGCTATCATATCATTTTCTTCTTGAGCCGCTAGTTGTGATAATCCTGGTTTGTTCAGTGTTATTCCAGCCATTTCTAATATTTTTATAACCAACAAAGTTTCTTCAGAAGGATGTAGTTCAAAATCTACAGCCGCACTAGCATTGTACATAGGCTCACCTAATGTTATTACATATCCCCAATTAACTTTATCTGGTTTTCTAACATAAGTTGCTAAAACACCACTATTTATTGCTGAAGCAGATATTATTCTAATACCTTCTTCTCTACGAATATAAAGAGGTCGTGATTTATTTGGCTTAGTTAAGGGTGAGTTATAGTAATCTAATAATTGATCGTAGTATATTTCTTCAATTTCTACACCGTCTTCTAGCAAAGAGGTAGGCGCATAATATAAAGTTCCTAGTTTATACATATCAACAGGATATTCAAAAAAACTTCCATTTTTAACAAGCGCTGTATCGAACTTTTTAAATATACTTAATTTTTCGTTAAGTGTTTTTACCATATCAGAATATTCTGTTTCATTGCCATAGTCATTGTCAAACTTTTCTAGATCATAAAAATATTGATCAAATATAACCATTTGCGCTTGATTAGCTAGTAGATTAAACTCTTGAGGTGTTATATACCCTCTCTGTTCTTTATTAGCTAAAGCTAAAACTCTTTGATATACTGTATCTACACTTACCATATTTTTTTATTTTTTATAAGGAAAAGCTTTGTTTAAAGCTTCTTGTCTTTTTTTACAACCACAGTCTTTACCAGTTGCTTTTGAAACTGTTTCTACAACTTTTTTTATTCCGGTTGCTTTTGTTATTTTTTCTATTGTATCGCCTAAACCTCTAGACTTTCTAAATTGTGATAAATTCATTTTATTTAATTTTTTTAGTATTGCAACCACCCTTTTATTGAGTGGTTGCTTTACTAGTTAGTTTAATCTTTTTTCTATATTTGAATATATCTCCATACCTTCATCAGTTTTAAACCAATGCGCTAAAGCGGTATAAGGATGCTCATCAAATGGTATTGTCATTACTTTTCTACCATTACTTCCCCATAAGAAGTTTCTTTGGTCAGATGATAATCTTAATATACCATTTTCAACAGCTCTAATACCAAAGTTTCTTAGCATTACGTTTTCGTCATCCGCTAATTCTAAGAACAACTTAGGATTGTTTCTAGCAAACACTAATAAATCACGTCTAAGTTCTTTAGAACTCATGTTAGATACCTTAGAACCAATCTCTACACGCATAATAGCTTCAGCCATATCAATATCTACATTTCTAGCAGCTACTAAAGCTTCTACTTGTTGTTCTAGCACATCTATTTCTTCAGCGGCTATAGCTTGAGGTTTATACTCTTCGTATAATTTATCTCTGTGTGGGTGATATAAACTTAAAAGCTTTTGTAACGTTGTTTGTTCTTTTGGAACAAATAAACTTCCAGATCGAAATATAATATGTTCTAATCTTCTATCACCTTTCATTTCGTCTACAAAAGGAGTTTTTTGATTTTGACAATACATCAACTCTCTTTCATATCCTTTTTCTTCGTCAAACCAATAAATGTTTGCAGACTTAATAGATCTTGATAAAGGTGTTTTACCATTTTTCAAAAGATACATTCTGTCTTTTATTTCCCATTCGTTTTTAGGTTTAACTCTTTCTCTTACTTTTGGTTCTTCAACCATTACAGTCTCTACAACTGTTTCTTCTATTTGAGGTTCTTCAACCTCTACTTTTTTCTTTTTTGCCATAATATAATATATAATAAAATTAATAAAATAAAAGGCCGAGGCCGAAGCCCCGGTCTTTTAAAAATTGTTACTGCATTAACATAAAGTTGTTAGCACCTTGAGTAACTAAACATCTTTCAGTTAACATGTGAATTTGCATTGCATCTAAAGCAGATGTAGCAGCTCCAACAGAACCAGTTGTCCAAGTTTTCATCTTTCTATTGTCAGTTTGTGAAGCTCTATATCTAACATGTAAGAAAGGTCTCTTAAGATTTTTACCTAGCATTTGGTCGTAAACAGTTGATGTACCAGCTGGTATGATGACACCTCTAATTGCATTAGCAGAATTAGCAGCGTTTATACCACCTCTAGTAGCTAAGTCATTTAAGTATCTAAAGTCAGACTTATAGAAGTCATAAGAACCTCTTCTGAAACCAGAGAAACCTAAGTTTAAAGCCATATCTTCTTCATTGTCGAATACTCCGTAAGAAGTACCTCCAGATCCGTAAGAATTCATAGAAGCTAACATATCATCGATCGCAAGAGAAGTAGATCTGTTAACAAATAACATGTTTTCTTCAATAGCTCCTTGCTTGTCAAACTCAGCAAGTATTGCATCGAACTCAGCTAAATCAACAGAAGCCGAAACACCAGTAACACCAGTAGTGATATTACCTCTTGATTCGATAGCAGCAAATAAACCTTCTGTACCTACGTTTCCAGCACCAGCTGTAGAACCAGGTAAGATAGTCGCACCATCAGCAACCGAACCAGCAACGTTTAACTCACCTTCTAACATTGCCATTTCAATGTAGTCAGTAAATCTAGCTCTAGTATCAGCCTCAGCTTTTAAGTACCATAAGTAACCAGATTGTCCTTCTTCAGAAGCAACTTCTACCCAACCGATTCTAGCAGTATCTGATCCAGACACTTCGTAGTAATCTTTCATTATAATTGGTTTGTTGCTAAAAGTAGTAAACGTTGGCTCGTTAGCACCTCTTGAGTCAGTTGTGTTTGTAGTACCAGTTGCAGCTCTATAAGAATCACCTTTACCAAATTCAGAACCATAAACTAATATAGTAGTTCCGTTTGAAGTAGTGTTAGCAGCTAAAGTTGTAGCACCATAAGGAGCAACATCTATATTAGCTCCATTAACTACAGTTACTAAACATTTAAAAATACCATCAGAGTTAGATACAATAATAGTATCATTTACACGAATACCGTGATTAGCAGCCGTAAAACCAGCAGTTTCATCAATATCGCTTTCGATAGTTATTCTTGGAGTTGTACCTCCAGCACCTGTGTCAGCACCAGCATTTGTGGAAGCGACGTTACCTTTGTAAGAAAGGTGTAATCTACCTTGTTCAGACCAAATAACTTGATCAGCAGTCATAGATTCTTCAGCCCCAACTTGTGATAAGAAACCTGAAATAGTTCTTGGTCCGAAAACCTCAGCTTCTTTCTCCATTAGGTCTGGTAAATATTGTTGAGCCCAACCCATGTCTTGGTTGAAGTCAATGTAGTTTGTAGATAGCGTTTGCTGCATAGAAGCAGGTACACTATTTAACAAAGCACCATTAGTAATTGCCATAATTTTTAGTTTTTAAATTTTGTTATTATTTTCTTTTTTTAAATTTAAACACAGGAGAATCGTCAGTATTTAACACTCTTGCAGTCATACCAGAGCTTTTAGGGGCAGCGTGAGTTTGCCTAGGGTCCATATTTATATTTTTGGACTTAGCAATACTGTTTTGTAAAGCGTCAGCCCTACCTTGCTCGTAAAAATGATTTGCAATTGCATCAGCGTTCATAGCTGTAAACAAGCCTTTGTGATAACCGGCAGCGTTTTCCATTTCGTTATTTTCATTCAAGAACTTCTTGACAAAATTATTAATGTCACTCTGCGTGTTTTTTATAGAATCAACATCTCCAACATTATACCTAAATCTTCTATCTCCGACTTTATATTCAAAACCTTTGAACTCATCGTTAAATACTTGACTTGTTTTTTGTAAAAATGTTTTTGTTGCTTTTTCTCTAGCTTGGTTAAGAGCAATAGACTCTTCTTTGTATTTATTATAAGACTTAATAGCTTCACTTTGCTCTTCAGTCAGTTTTGACCCCATTTTAAGGTCTTCGTAATATTTGGATTTTACACTTTCCAAGTGTTGCTTTGCTTCGGCAACTTGCTCCTTCAAAGCTAATTTTTTTCTTTTAACGTCTTTTTCATTGTCGTAAGATTCGTCCCAATTAAAATTATCTTGAACTAAAAAACTAATTTCTTCTTGGTTTAGATGAGGTTTTGTATTTTTATAATACTCATTTAATAACTCTGATTCATCTAATTTATCGTAATCTTGATTTAATAACATGTAATCGTTTAAATCACCTCCTGTCTCTTCCATAAAGTTTACAACTTTTTGTAATGCTTCTGGATATTTTGGAGTTACAACTTCTTCTTGAACCACAGGCTCTATGTCTGTAACTTCTTCAACAATAGGAGTTTGTTCTTCTACTATTTCTTGTGGTTCTTCTTTTATTTCTTTTTTTACCTCAACCTTTGTTAATTCTTGTTCAGGTTTAGATAAATTTACTTTTGTAACAACCTCTTCGTTAGATTTTTTCTTTTTAGGTTTTTTTACTTTAATCTTACCAACCTCTTCGTCTACTTTAGGCTGTTCTTGAGGTGTAGTTTCTTCAACTACGTTTTCTTTGTTTTCTTCCATGATAAAATATTATATAATTAATAAAATTGTTAAGCGAACAATATAGAGCCCATATCTGTACCCTCTTCTTCTTCTTCTTCAAAGTTTTTAGGTCCTGTTTTATTTTCTCTTTGATCTATCATTTCGCTTTGTTGTGTTGCTTCTGTTTTAGATCTACTATCTTTACGATCTTCTTTTAACTTTTCTTTTTCTTTTAAAGCGTCTGCTTTCATTTTTTCTAATCTCAAGTTTATTTCAAACTCATGATTCATTAAATCTTTTTTAAGTTGAGCTTCCATCATCATTCTATCTGATTGTAGTCTAGATTTCGTCTGTTCTAAAGTTAATTCTCTATCAGTGTCTGCTTGTTTCTTTTGCATTTCAAGTTGTGCTGCAGCTTGCTGTTGTTGTATATTGGCTTGAGCTTGTGCTTGCATGTTTTCTTGTTGCATTCTTTGATCTCTTTCTAACTTTTTCTTTCTACGTACTTTTAATAGTTGGTTTGCTAACTTTACGTTTTTAATTTCTCTAAGATCAATAGCGTCTTCTAAATCTATAGTTTGTTGTGCTAAAGCTTGTTGTATATTGTTTTCTAAAACAGCTTGTTGTTCTTCGTCGGGCATTAAATCTAAAAATATACCAAAGTCGTATAAGTGTAAATCAGACATTTCTTCTAAAACAGCAACATTATGAGCTCCTACAGCTTGTACAAAAGCATTTTTAGTTGGAGAGTATTCTATAATATCAGATATTCTAAGTGATAAATGCTCGCAAACGTCTTTAGTCAAATGCAGACCTGCTTTTAATATATGTCTAGTAGCCGTGTTACTATTTGCTGCAGCTAATTTTTGTACTCCAACTAAAGAATATTTTTCAGGTTTAGACCCGTCTGCAGCCTCATTTAATCCTGTCACGTCTCTTATCATTTGTAAATAATAGTTGTACGTGTTTATAAGTTGTGGTATTTTATTTCCACCTGTTCCAGAACTTATTTCTTGTATAGGTATTTTTCCAGGATTTTGATCGCCATCAGCGGTAAAACTTCTACCGATAACACTACCAGTTTGAAAAAACATATTTAAAGCTTCTTGTGGATTATAATTAGTACCATTACCCAAATCTATTTCAGCAAGTCCGTCTGCGTCTAAATAAACACCATCTGGTACCATACGTGACATTATTTGTTGAAGTTTTAAATGAGTCAACTGTATCATGTCAGCAAAACCAGTAATTCTACCTACCAAACTCTCTATTTTACCGTCGTATATTCTAGGCGCAACAATACTATAATTCATTTTAACTTTTGTAAAGTCACTCTTAGGTCTAATCATGTTTTCTGCTATTTGCCATTTAAGCAATTTGTTAGCACCAAGTATCATAGCTCCTTCAAAAAGTACCTCTACAGCTCTTTCCATTTTAGCATATCCTCCTTCTTTGTTTTCTGGTGGATTAAATGAATCATCTTTTTCTATAGCCTTACTACCTCCAGATCTAGTTTCTTTTACTTTATAAACTTCGTTAGTATAAGTTTTATAGTTAAAGTACAACACGGTAACTTTGTTTTTGTCATTTTCATCATAGTTATAATCTACTCCGTAAAAATCATATCTATTACCTTTGTTTTGTGTTACTATTTCTTCTAAGTTTTCATGAGTTAAATCAGGAAACTCTTTTACAAGTTCATTTATAGGTATTTGTTTTATTTCGCCCACATAGTAAAGATCTTCAAAATAAGGTGATTTAGTATAAGAATAAACTAAATTAGCTGGATCAACGTAATCTATAACTACTCCTTCAGATGGGTTAAAAGTAGTTTTTACAGCGCCTATACCTAAAACAGCTAGATCGTAATAAAATCTCTTTTTTATTAAGTCATAATCGTTTCCTTCTAATAAAACGTTAAGAGCTTGTTCTTCTGCTATTTCTACAGCTTGTTTGTAAGTTAGCTGCATGTGTAATTCTAACTCTTCTTTAGAACCAGGTATATCTTCTTTTTCATTTTCATTTATAGTTATACCTAAAGTTTGTTCTGTTAAATCGTTTAAATTTTGTGTAGCCAAATCACCAAGCATAGACTCCATATATTCTGTACGTTTTGATATACCAAATGGATCTTGTGAATAAGCTCTAATATCGTAAAGTCTCTCAGATATACCATTGACTATTATATCAACAAATTTAGGTATAATAGGTACTGGTTTCCAGTCTAAATTTAAGTAACTTAAGTCACCGTTAATAGATAACTCGTCTTTGTATTTTTGTATTGACTGTTCTCCTCTAGCATACAATCTTAGATTGTGATAATTTCTATTGCTATTATTAAATCTATTACCACTTCTAGTCTCATGCAGCCATTCTCCAGCAATAGCTTGACCAACTTTCAAGCCATACTCTCCGCTCATTTTCTCAAGATCGCTAACGACTTGACTAGGAAACGCGTTAATTCTAGATGATTTATACATATTAATTTTTAATTATTTGAGAAACATTACCTTTGTTTGAATACTTAGCAATGTTTATATTTAATTTTTGTTTTTCTCTTTCTGGGTTTGGTCTATACAAATGTCTATTACAAGCCATGATAGCTAACCCACTACTTATAGTAGCATCAAACTTTGTTCTTTTGGTTATATCAAACCTGCTCCAATCGTTTAAAGTTCTATTAAAAACAATACTACCGTAAACTCCATCTCCTTTGTGCCCAACATGTTCTTGTATGTACATTTCTACAGCGGCAGCATGAGCTTGTTTTATATCTTCACTTGAGTTTGGTATACCACCTACTTCTTTTTCAGCAACAGATAATTTATTCCAAACTTTATCAGGTCTATTCATACTAAATCCTCTATAACCTCTACGTCTTAAATAATACAAAAGTCTAGGTTTGTTGTTCTCTGCTAGTATTGGCATGCCATAAAACACGCAAGCCATTAGTACGTCTTCAAAAAATATCTCTGCTGTTGGTGGTCTAGATATATATTCTAAAAAAAAGTGATTTGGTGGAGCGTCTTCCATGCTAAACTTAGTTAAACCGTGTAAAGCTCCGTTTGAACCTCTTCTATCTACCGTACCTGATATATCGTAACTATCACAACCAAAGGCGCCTATATGCTCATTACCAGGATATTTTATACCATTTTTAATTATAACTTTATTTTGCAAGTGACTCGGTGGTAGCCAGCTAACTTTAAATCTACCTTTTGGATCTGGGTAAAATATAACTTTTGTATCTTTAATTCCGTTAACCCATTGAAAACTACCAGTGTTCACATTTAGTAAGTTTCCAGTTCCTTCGTTGTAATCTATTTGCTCGTATATTTTCACTAAGTTAAATATACTATTTTTTGTCTCGTCTCTAAACGCATGTTCTTCAGTCCTTGGAAATTGTCTGTAAAACTCGTTCAAAGCATCGTGATCTGATTTTAATCCTTCCGCCTCGTTTTCCCAGTGCTCAATTATGCCATAATCTATTAATTCACCGTCGGGTCCGAGTACGTCATTATCTGGGCTATTAAATACAGGTTGTCCGTATTCATCAATAAATCCTTCGTAGTTCCATTCCATTGGGATAAAAAGAGAATATAAACCAGACTTTGTTTGTCCATTACGATTTCTTTTTGTAACGTCTGAATCATAGTATAATTTTTTAAAGTTATCACCACCTTTTTCAAGAGCGTTACTAGTACTACCCATCATACATTTACCAACAACTTTAGCACCTAATCTTAAACAAGTTTTTGTAACTCTCCAATTGTTTAATATGTTATCAGGTCTTTCCCATTTACCACTTTCATCGTGTACTAATAAATTAAGTTTTTCTCCATCATAACTATTATCACCTGTGTTTTTCCAATCAATAGTAGTATCAAGTCCAACCAAGTCTTCCTGCTGTTCGTTTGCAGTAATCTTTTTACGCGTGAACTTACTAGCAGGTACACGATAAGCAAGTTCAGACTTAGGTCTATCCATACCGTCTTGTATCGGCTTAAAAAAGAAAGGATAGTTAATCGATATAGGAACAACCTTATCTGTAAACATTTTTTTAGCATCAGAACCTGTTTTAGAGAGTATACCATATCTACTATCACTTGCTAGCGTGGCTAAATTAACTGTTTCAGCTGAAGACATAAAACTAAAACCAGATCTTCTGTTTTTAAGATAACACATACCGTAACATCTTTTGTCAGCCTTACAAGCCTCCCAAAATATATAAAACAACCTATTAGCCTCTCTAAAATCAGGTGCACCTACGTCTATTTTACTCCATTGTAGATACATATAGTGACTACCTGTTATATAAGTTGGTTTTCCTTTGTTTGTAAACCAAAAACCTTCTTCTCTACGTTTAAACTCCTCATCTATAAAGTCAAACCATTTTTCTTTTTGTTCTTCTGGATACGCTCTCCAGTCAAATATATTTTTAAGTTTACTTAATTCTTTTGAGTATTCTATTTTTTTCCACTTGTTTTCTTGCAGTTTATGTACTTGCAAGGGCACAGGTGGTAAAGCAATTCTAAGGTTTTGTATTTCAAGTATTTCGCCAATTTTACCATTTTTTGATATAACGATAATATCATGTTCTTTATTGTATCCATATTTCCATTTTTTACCACGGTTTAAACGTGTTATTGTTGTTCTTTTTACAGGTTCTATAACCTTAACTAAACTTTGCTTGTACATTACTTAGATCTACCTTCTGCGAATCCTTTAAAGACTTTTTTCTCTGCCTCTTTAGGTGTTTTGCCCTCAAGCAGGTTTTCTTCTTCTTGGATTCTGTTAAGTATTTCAAATGCGTCAAATATTGCTAGTTTTTTAGTAGCCGCGGCATTTTTTAATCTATCAGCACTAACGTCATCTTCTGTATTAGTAATAATTTTTTCTTTAGCTACATTAATAAGTTCTTCAACTGCTCTATGCCCAGCTTGGATTATAAGCTTCTTCGTTTCCTTGATATTCATATTTAATTGTAATAAATTTATTCATAACTCTATATAATCTTTTGTTATCGATTATAAACTCATACGTTGATGAAGGTGTAAAACCTACAAGATCGTCAATATCATTGACGCCGTCAGTATATTTAACTATACCTATGCACTCTTCTTCTTCTCCTGATTTTAGCTTGTTTCTTTGCTTGATTGGTTGAACAAAACAATAACCATCCATAGCTTTCCATTTGTTATTTCTTTTGTACAAAAATATTTGATCTTGTCTTACAAGATATGTGTTTTCGTTAAAATAACTTCTACTGTTTTTTTCCTTACCTTTAATATCTAGCCATCTTCTAAAAACATTATGATGTACTATAACAGTATCTCCAGGTTTTATTTTGGTTTTATAAGCTGTAGGTATAGATTTAACAATAGCTTCTCTATTTACAAACTGATGATTAAAGATCTCAGTGTTAACAATAAGATCTTTATCACCAATTTTTTTAATGTTGTTATATCTATCTCCTTTTGGCTCTATTACAAAATCAAAAGGTGCTTTCATTAGTACTCTAAGTTATATTCTATAGATACCGCCATGTTTTTGTTAAAGTCTTTCCAAGGTAGAACATTTTTATTTTTTTTAATATAAATAGAATATTTATCTTTTTCTTCTATTATATCACATATAGTATGTCCGCCATAAACGTCTTGACCAACAGAATAGTGCATAGCGTTATCTTTATAGTCTTTACCTACAGTAATTTTTCTAATTAGTTTGCTCATAATTTATAGTTCCGTCTGAGATGTTAATATCGTAAGTTCCGTATTCTTTTTCAAACTCAGACTGCATTAAAGTTAATTTATCATTCATTGTTGAAACGTGATGTGAAAGTTGGTGTATATTTGTAGTAAAAACACCTATTTGCATTTGAGCTTTGTTTATTGTACTTATCACGTTTTGCAAGTTGTTTAATTGCTCGTTACTAATTTTTGAAGGCTTAGCCACCTTTTTTGTTTTTCTTTTTGCCATTTTATTTAATTTAAGTTAATTATTTATTTTGTTACCCAGCGTTTGTAGTATTAAACGCAGGTGCGTTACCTCCTGATCCAAATGTACCTACGTAGCTATTTATTCTGTCTGTAACGGTGGTACCTGTTCCTTCGTTAAATGTCCAGTGTGCTATAATAGTACCAACTGTATCTACGTTTGTTTGATCTGATTTTCCACTATTATAAAGTGTCGTGACGTTACTAGCTGATAAAACATCGCTATAAACAGCAAAGTCGTCTAAATATCCATTGAAGTCAGCATTACCGTTAAACGAAGTACCTTGTATAACTTCTACACCTGTAGCCCCAGCCGCGTCGTCAAAATCTCCGTCTAATGCAACCCCTTCTATGTCAACAGTATCTCTTAACGATCCGTCAACATATAGTTTTGCAGAACTAGCGTCCCAAGTACATACTACATGATGAAACTTTCCATCGTTCTCTAATCCAGAAGAAGGATCGTAATTAGTCAGTTTTGAAACACTAGCACCTTTAAAAGTGAATGTAAGTTTATCATCAGAGTGTTTATATTGTAATTGTATACGGTTATTTGTATCTATACAAAAATCCCACAACTGACCATTAGAACTTGTGCTTTCAAATCTAGCCCATATTGATACAGATCCAGAAGCCTTGAAGCTATTATCAGCTAAAGCAGATTGAAATCCTGATGTAGTAAAATTTATCTCATCGTTACTACCATCAAATAATATAGAGTGATTTGTACCAAAATCTTCACCTAACGAAGATCCAGAAGTTAAGCTAATACCTAGTCCTAACATTATGCTCTATTGTGATAATCTGGTCTTGGAGCAACGTAAACTATTGCAGAACCACCATTTAACTCTACATTATCCCACATACCGTATATAGTAACGCCTTTTGGAAATGTGTCTGAAGTTGTTATTGGATCAGAGTCCTCGTTAGTTTCGTTTGTAGTATCTGCAGCAGCAGCGTTCCACATAGTATCTATAGCTAATGTTTCTGTTCCTACAAAAGCAGTGTCACCCATACCCATATTAACACCACCATCAAGTGATTCTAATGCTTGAAAAGTAACATCTGTTATCATTGTAATAGCGCAAACATAATATTTGGCTGTAGAAGCTGTTAAAAGTAACTTAGCACCGTCACCTTTTAAAAACGTTGATCCAAATTGACCAAAGCCATAAGTTACTTCTGTTGAATTTTGTCCCATTATTTTTTTACTTTTTCTAGTGATCTACCACCGAAGTAAGCACCGATCACAGTTATTAATACTAATTGTAATAAATCTACCCAAGTATCTTTTACTTCAAAAGCAATAACACCAGCATCGATAAATATCATCAATACTGTTGATACAACTAAGAATATAAGAACTAAAGGTCTTATGTTTTTTGATAACCAAGAATCAGATTGCATATCAACCTTCCATCTTTCGGTTACTTGCTTTTGCATTTCAGCTTCGTAACCCATTATCATATCTTTTATTTTTCTTTCAGCCTCAAGCTTTTCTTCTTTAGAAGTGTGTAGTTCGTCTATTACACCACCTACGCCTTTTACTAATTCAGTAGCTCCTCCTGAAAATATTTTTCCTAATATACTCATTATTCTGGTCTTCCTTGTTCGTCTTCAAATATTTCTTTTTTTCTTTTTGCAAGAGCTCTTTCGTACTCTCTTTTTTCTTTTTTACCGCAAGGGTCTGGATGATTAGTTTGTAAGTTAAAAGAAGGTGGTACATCTGGGCCTATAGAAGCTTGAAGTCTACAGTACTCTTGGTTAGTTATTTTTTTACCATCTTTTTTAAAGTAAAACTCTTTATCGTAAACTTTTTGTTTAAAAGGTGAAACTCCACCTATGAAATCTGTATATGCCATTTTATTTTTTTATATTATTTCATTGGAGCTCTATCTGCCTTAACGTTTCTTCTAAGTATAGCTAGCTCGTCTCTAAGTCTTTTAACAGTATTTTGTAATTTTTCTACCTTTTTATTATCTCCAGCAGCCTCAGCATCTGGTATATCGTTGTTTACTAAAAATCCTATTCTATCTTCCAAATCGTTAATTCTTTCTCTACCTTGAAATCCTTTCGTACCTTTACCTTCGTATACATACGTACCTTCGTATTCACCCTCCATAACACCAGGATTCTTTTCAGGTACAGGTCCTTCTTGTTTAAGAGCTGAGTTATAAAACAAGCCAGAGTCATCATTAAGTTCTCTACCTATTTTGTTTTCACCTCCTCTATTTTTTAATCTACCAATGTTTATTTTTGACCTTCTTTTTACAGGACTATTCATACCTGCCGGTCTTTTCATTTTAAATGCCATTATTTTGAGTTTTTTATTTTGTTACTAATTTTAAATGCTCTTGATTCATGAGGTAAGTTAGGATCACCTTCAGAATAAGCTATACCGCTGTCTTGATCTATAAGCTTGCCGTCTTTTCTAGCGTACTTTTTACCAGCTATTTTATCTGTTACACTTTTGTCATCGTAAGCTAATTTACCAGACTTCATTTCGTCTTGGTGATGAGCTTCATGAGCTATAACTTCTTTTTCTTTTTTACTACCAGGCTTTATGCTAGTATCTAGTTTTATAGTATTACCATTTTCAGCCTCACCTAGTATACCTTCGTCTAAATCTTCTCTAACTACCTTGTAACCTTTGTACGTAAAACCATCAGGTTCTCCTTTAAAAGGAAAGCTAGATTTGTTATATTTTAATTTAAAAGGCATATTATTTCTTTTTCTTTTTTATAAGATCACGCATAGATCCTTTTCTTCTAGGCACTGGCTTTCCTTGTTTCCTCCAAATAGCCTTACCTTTTTCATCTAAGTCTTCGTATCTAACAACATCTTCATTTTGTTCTTCTAAAAACTTTATATCTTCCTCGGTATAATCTTTTGGATATTCTTTCTTTTGCTTGTTAGGAGAACTCATAATCTTTTCTAGTCTATCAGCTTGACCAGCGTGAGTTTTACTAGCTTTTCTAAGCTCACCTATTATTTTTTTAACACTTTCGTTTTTTAATTTAAAAGCCATATTATCTTTCTTTGTCTTTAATCATATCGTCTATAGCCTTGTTGTAAACTTTATCTGTATACGATTTATTATTAAAAAATACACTTCGTTCTGAAACAGGTAAATCTTCTTCACCAAGTAGTATTCTGTATATTCTACTTATTAGTTGACTGCATTTAAACGAAGTTTTAAAAACAGAGTATTTTATTGTTGTTCTATTTCTTTGTCTCCAAACTTCAATCCAGCCTTCTCTTCTTAGTTTTTCCCAACGGTTCTTATCCCAACTCATGGTATAAGTACCATCTATAAACTCTTGTCGTGTAAATCTTCCTTTACAATCTAAATAAATTAATAATTCTAAATCTGCATCTGTTAATCCGTAAGTCTTACAAGCCCACTTTCTAGTGAGCCTGTAATACTTAAGGATATTCATTTCACGCAGGTCTTGCGCTGTTAATCTCATTTAAGACTAGTCAGCAGCAGCTTGCGCAGCTACAACTGTAATTCCAGTAGCTCCAATGTCGCTAGTAGGATCAGCAGCTGGCTTATCAGCGTAACCGTCATAAAGCGTTATAAAACCGTCATCGTGTGGTCCACCGTTAACTTTGTTTAATAAAGCTTTAATAAGTGCTTTTTGTCCGTACTGAGCACAAGCAAGCACAATTACATCTGGATCAGCATCACCAGCAGCAGCTTCAGAAGTCTGTGTTTTTCTGATAGGCTTCAAGAAAACACTGACAGCATCGTCATCGTCTGTAATTGCACCGTTAGCATCTGAAGTACCAGAACAAGCGCCCATAAAGTTTTCAACTGGATAAACGTTTGACCCCGTAGCCTCATCGTCTTCTGAAGCAGTAGCAGTTCCTACTCTAAAATACAATAATTTCATCGTTTTTTAGTTTTTGATTAATAATTAGGTTAATTGTGTTTTGGTTCGTGGGTTTTGGGTTTTGGTATATGGCTTAATCTATAAGTACGACGTCTTGTTGTTTTATAACGCCGTAAAATTTATCTTTATGTTGTATACCGTGGCCTGCGTGTTTATCGTAGTATATAACGTCGTCATTATTTATACCTTCTACTAAATTACCAACAGATACAACTTTTGCCTTTAAATATCTATTATCTTCGTTAATTTCATCTGTTAAAATTAATCCACCAACTTTTTTAGGCTCGTTCTTTATAGGGTCGATAATTATATAATGATTAACTGCCTTCATCTACTCTGATATTTGAAATTACACAATCAGCGGATATAATAGTAGTCACAACAGAAATAGAATTTTTAAGTGCTGTTTTAGTTACGAGCACAGGATCTATAATACCCGCCTTTACCATTTCGACTTCTTCACCTGTTATAACGTTTATACCGTTACCACCAGCAAGCTCTTCAGTTTGATCTATACCAGCATTAGACAATATAGTTTTATAAGGAGCTTTTATAGCGTTTAATAGTATTGCTTCACCTACGTTTTCACTAGCTATTCTTTCCGATGCGTTTAATAAGGCAATACCACCTCCTGGAACTATACCTTCTTTCAAAGCAGCTTTAGTAGCATATATCGCATCTTCTACTCTATCACGTTTTTCTTTTAGTTCAACCTTCGAGTTAGCGCCAACGCGCACGATTCCAACACTACCTGACAGCATTGCTATTCTTTGCTGTATTTTTTTCTTTAAAAAGCCGTTTTTCTCTGCTTTGTGTAGCTTTTTAACTTCTTTTATACGATCTTTTACACTTTCGTCAATATTTTCAAGCGTAATTACTGTATTTTTATCGTCTGTAACAGCTTTTTCAGCTTCACCGAGTATATCTAGTGATATTCCGTCTAAATCATCACCTAATTCTTCGTTAATTACAGTAGCATTTGTTAAAATAGCTAAATCTTTTATAGTATCTTGCTTTGTAGGACCAAAACCAGGTGGGTCTATGATATTAACTTTAATATTACCTTTAACTTTATTCATTAAAAGCGCAGATTTAACCTGTTGTGACACTGGAGCTACTATTAAAAGTGATCTATTGTTTTTAATAACGTACTCTAGTATGTTTTGTATCTTTCTAACATTAGGTATCTCTGAAGCTACGACTAAAACTAGTGGATTTTCAAGTACAGCTCGCTGTTTTTCTGTGTCTGTAATAAAGTGTGGTGATGTAATACCGCATTCAAGTTGTACACCATCAACTAATTCTACATAAGTTTCGTCAGTTTCAGAACTTTCCATTAAAACAACGCCATCGTTACCAACTTTTTTGTAAGCTTCTGCAATAATAGCACCTAGTTCTTTATCATTATTACAACTAATAGCTGCAACATTGTCTAACATGTCGTCTTTTACCTCAATTTTAATACTATCAAGGTATTCGTTTACTTTTTTAAGCCCAGAAGCAATACCTTCTTTTATATCTCTTGTAGTAAATTCTTTGTAAGATCTGTTGCTAATTTCTTTTATAAGTGATTCAGCAAGGACGGTAGCTGTAGTAGTACCGTCACCCGCTTCTTTCACTGTATTTCTTGCGGCTTCTTTAATAAGTGTAGCGCCCATGTTTTCAACCGGATCAAATAAGACAACTGATTCAGCTACAGTTACTCCGTCTTTTGTGATAACCGGTTTACCGCGTCCATCTTCGTATATTACGCACTTACCAGAAGCGCCTAGTGTGGATTTTACGGCTTGAGCTAGCTTACTTACGCCAGCTATAATTCTAGATTTAGCAGAATCGCCAAAATTCAAGTCTTTGACAATCTCGCTAGGTAGATTGTATTCCATATTAAATTAAATTTTATTAAATTGTGTTGTTTTATTTTTTTAAAACTTTACCTGCTACTCTAGCAGCTAATTTACCAGTCGCCTTAGTAATACCAGCTACTTTACCAGCTGTTTTACCAACTGCCTTACCAGCTTTATCAACTGCCTTACCAGCTTTTTTAGCTATTTCTTTAACCAATTTAGGTGGTAAATTTTTCTTTTGTTTTTCTGTTTGTTTCATAGCAGTTGACTTTTTCATAGTCATAGGCCCCTTGTAAGTTTCTTTTTTACCACTTGCTTTGCGATTTTTAACTGTTTTCATCGCTTTCTTAACTTTATCCGTCATCTTTTTGAAGTCGGTTGTAGTCATTTTATTAAGTTCGTTTTCTGCGTAATTTTTTGGACCCATAAATTCCATTTTCTCTTTTTCCAGTTTTCTAACCTTTGCTTTTTTACGCAGTTTTGCAGGAGATGGATCTTTAGGATCCGGTGGAGTCGGTTCACCCCCTTGTTTCATTGCCGACTTTTTCATAGTCATAGCACCTTTATAATTTTCTCTCTTACCACTTGATTTTTTAGGACCAACAGGACCATCCGCTGGATCAACTTTTATATTTTTGCTTTTAGGACGTTTAACATCACCAATTCTTTCTCTAAGTCTATCTTTTTCATCAACTTTGTTTTTAGGATTAGGACGTTCAACTTGTTTCATTGCTGAAGATTCTTTCTTCATCATCATAGGATCTTTTTTAAGATCCATAGGTGTATCTACGTCACCTTTAGGTTTCATTTTCATAGCAGCTTTTTTAGCCATTTTCATGGTTGATTTAGTTGCCATTTTACCCAATTTATATGGGTTTCCTTTCATTTTGAATGCCATTGTTTTGTTTTTATAATTATTTAAACGTTTTTATAATTTTTGGACCTTTTACAGAATCCAACTTTTTAGAAAAATGGTCGATGCTTCCATTAATTGCAGCTTCGGCACCTTCTACTGTTTCTCTACGCGTAACATCGTGCCATCTATCTTGTTGATCTGGATAAGAACACTCAGTTTGGTAAAATCCATTTGGTAACTGTGTTATTCTCCAGTTTGCTTTTTTAGCTAAATGTTTCCACTGGTTAATAGTTTCTTCGCTCGGTTTTGTGTTCGTGGTATACGAACTTTTGTAATACAAATAAGTCATAGTTTTTGGTTTTATGTATTGGTTAATAATTAGTTTATTTTTTCTTTTTCATTTTTACAGGTCCTTGTTCACCTGGTTTTAATTTATATCCTTTTTCAATAAGATCTTTTTCTATATTTTTAGCGGCGTCTTCTCCAAACTTTTTTACAAGTTGAGTTTTACTCATTTTTTGTAAGTCTTTAAAGCTATAGTCACCACCTTCGTATGCTGGTTCAAAATCTCCTTGTTCTGCTTGTTTCATTGGTGCTTTTGGCTCAGCTGGCACATCTCCTTTTGATGCATACCACTTTTTAAAATTCTTATTATTTAGATCGTAAGCGCCATCTCTAATCATTTGATCCGCTTCTGTTTGACTAAATCCTTTTTCGTCTAGTAACCACTCTTTTAAATCTACTTTAGTTTGCTTAAAAGGATTCATAGTTTTTTTACCCATTTGAAAGGCAGAAGATTTAGCTCTACCGTCTTTCATATTTTCGTTTCCTTTTCTATATAGGGAAGGTCCCTTCATTTTAAATGCCATATTATATCTTGTTTTTTTCTTTCATATCTAAAGCTATCGCAACAGCCTGTTTCTGAGGATAACCTTCTTTTTTTAATATTCTTATTTTACTACCGACAGACTTTAAAGGAGGTTTAGTCTCTATTACTTCATTATCACCTGCAAACTCATAGTTTTTACCTGGTTTCATTAAAATAGTTTTTCCTGTCGATGTACCTGTTCCGTATAAAGGCCCGGCTTCAAGAGGTGAACCGTCTCTTTCAGTCATCGTTATTTTACCGCTAGGTATCTTAACTCTTTTCTTATTTTGGTTATGCCCTTTTCTAAATCCATTAGGATCAGTATAAAAGCTCGGTCCTTTCATTTTGAACGCCATATTGTGTTTTATTAGTTACACTAATAATTACATGGAAAAACTATTATTTACAAAAAGTGTGACACTTGCCTGTTACTAGGTATTATTAATAGGCTTATGTCACAAAAAAAATATATCGTAAATATTGGAGCAAAGTGTAGCCCCCTACCCCCTAGCCGGGCCCCCAAAATATAAAACTGAAACCAAAATACGGCCTCCGTGACACATTTTCATGACAAAATGACAAAAAAACTTGCGCGCAACATCACAAACACTTACAAACTAAATACGATACCGTTTGGATAATATATATGTAAAACGAATAACAATGTATAACACTAAACTAACAAATATAATACAACTAACAATACTAACAATACAAGTTACAATATTAATACTACTTGAATTATACAGTTAGAAGTGTCGGACAGTACTAGTAATGTAAAATTATACAATAAACAAAGTATATACTTTACAAACTAAATACGAAACAAATTGGATAATAATAATGTAAATAAACTAAATAAAAATAAATAAACAGAATATTAACTTAAATAAAAAATTAAAATTATGGAAAATGTATTAAAAATGAAAAGATTTGTAGTAAGAAAGTCACTAATCGGTAAAAATCAAATTATAACTTTCACTACTAAAAAAGGTAAAGAAGTTACTTACAATCACGACAAAGTATACAATATTATGAAAGATACTTTAAACACTCTACCATGTTGGGAAAAATATAAGTCGTATACTTGTACAAATAACATACCAGTAGTATGTAGAGATAAAGAAATTATCTAGTAATTTCAACAAAAAACTCAGTCGATAAATACTCTGTATGAAGTACAGATTAGTACAGAGTGACTGGACACATAGTTCCACTTGTTTAGTGTGTTATAAAAAATGTGAATGAGTATCAGTGTGAAAGGTTAATAGTAGTTCGATTCTACTCCACACTACTAATAGAATGTTTAACTATAAAAATATATAATTATGAATAGAAATGAATTAAAAACGTTATTCTTCCAAATGGATTTGTCTAACGTTCCAGTAAAAAAACAAATAATAGTAGATGTAAACAAAGGACCTCACTGGAAAGGTTATGGTACAATAGAAATATTAAGTGATGGACCAAATGGTCTTAGTTCATTCAAGACTTTCCAACAGTTTCCGTTCGAGTACATTGAAACTCGTGAAGAATACAAATCAGGTGAGTATGAATTAATAGTAAAATAAAATACAAACTAAATACGAACTTAGTTGGATAATATATATGAATTTAAACTTAAAAAAATAAATACTATGAAATTAAAAACCAATCAACTCCAAATTATTAAATTAAAAAACCAAACTTATTTACCTTTTCAATTACACCAATTACCAAAATGGTTTAATAAGTATTATACAAATTACTTCAACTTAAAAGGTTATTGTTATATTAACATCAACGATATAAAAGAAAATAATAAATACTTTGACCTTCAAAATTATAAGGATAGAATGGTTTTCCATAAAAGTTTCGACCATAAAGGTCACAAATAAAATACAAACTAAATACGATTACTAACGGATAATATAATAAAATAAAATTATGAACGAAAGATTATTAAGAAAATATTTATTAATGTACTTACCCTATTTTAATAAAGAGAAGGATTGTTACGAGAAATGGATGGAAACAGTACAAGATGAAATTAGAAACATATTAAATAAAGATGAATTATGAGTAGAGAAATTAAAGTAAGTAAGTATGAAGGTAACACACATTACACTGTTGTAGTGATAGATAGTTACGGACAAGAACATCACGTTGGTATTTATAAACATATCTATACAAATAAACTAGAGGAGAAGGCCCTCGAGATATGGTCAAACGAAGTGAAACGTGAGATAACTCCAATGGAGAGAGCGATTTCGTGGTGTGTAAATAATGATATAAGTAAAGGTAGAGAACCTAGTTTGGATTAAAATTCCACTCAATAGAGTGTCTCAATAGGTAGAATGGTTAATGTGAGGTTCGATTCCTCACCTACCACTAAAATATAATAAAATGGAAATAATAAAAATAATAATCAGTACAGTGGTAATAGTATCAGTTATGGTATTTTTACTAAAACTAGTACACAAAATTTGTGATGAAATATGGAAAAAATTAAATTAAGTATAGTAGGACTACTACTAAGTGGGTTGAGTTATGGACAGACAATGAAACAATGTTGTGTGAAAACTGTAAAAGAAGTATATGAGTACGAGGGTATGGTTATGTCAGAATTCAGTAAAGACTCTGTTAAAATTAGTTATCAAGAACTAAGTAATATATGGGTAGAATTAGACGACATTATATCTATGATGGAAGAAGACGAAAATAACGGTGATTACTCTCATGGTTCTATCGAAGAACAGTGGGGACAAATATACTGGATGTCTTTAATCGTAGACAGATTAGAAGAAATATTATCAGAACACGGTCATAAAAGACACTTAAACAAGTAAAATATGAGTGAAAAAAAACAACAAAGTATATTTTTTATAATATACTTTATTATAGTATTGTCAATGTTATTTATTAATTATCAGTAGATACAAACTAAATACGAACTAAATCGGATAATAATATAAAATAAAATAAAATATATATGTACAGAAACGAAGAAGAATATGAGTTTTACACCAAACAAGTGTGTAAGTGTGGTGAAGTAATACCACAAGGTAGATTAGATTTAGGTTACAAAGTGTGTGTAAACTGTAGTAGTGTAGAACAATATGGTTGTGCACCACTAATTAACCACAAAACAGGTAATAGTATACAAATAATGTCTATGAGTGACTCAAGAAAAATAGGTAAGTTAACTCAACGTAGAGGTTATGGTACAATGTTGTGTTAATACAAACTAAATACGACAATAGAAGGATAATATAAATAAATAAAATATAATAATATGAAACAAAAAAGATTTAAACTAGAGTACAAAGACTCTATAGACATGAGGTGTATACAAGTAATATACGGTAAAAGTGAGAAAAAAGCAATACAAAATTTTCAAGTTGAATTACTTACACAAGATGACTACATGACACAACTAATTGACATTGAAGAGGTTCCTGAAGACACAGTATTTGTAGACAATAAGTCTCCTAACTGGAAACTTGAAGACGGTACAGAGTTAGATAAAGATAGTCAAGACATACTAAATGAAGCTATGAGTACTTACACTAATAGTGAAGGTTTAACACTAGAACAAGCGATGGAAAGAGTGTCACGAAATAAATTAGAAGCAGAGAAAGATATACTATGGGAGTATATTAGTGATAAAGATGTAGATGAAATATCTAAAAAATTAGAAGAATTATGAAAAAGTTTAATATACAAGACAGAGTTATACTAGATGAAATGGTAGATAACTTTACAATGGAAATGCACAAGAGTCAGGACGAGTCAGAGTTAATGGGTAAAAGACCTATTATAACTAGACAATACTGGTTAGAAATGATAAAACAAGTACAAAATAAAATAGATGAACTAACGACTAAGAAAGCACTAAGTCACAGTAATCAATATAGAAATAAATAATATGAGTATAGAAAAAACATTACAACTACTTAATATACAAGAAGTTACGACAAATAAACAAAAGAAAAATGGTACAAGAATATTTAGATTACCAATAAAAATGTATAAAGAATATATAGAAGTCGGTAGTTTCAAGTCGGGTTATGTAAGACGTATGAATGGTGGGTATACACCTTATCAACTAAATAAAAGAAATTACTATGATCATTACTATAAATCTTATGACGGTAAATGGGTTGATGGTGAGTACGTACAGAAGTGGAATGGTAAATACAACAAGATGACTTGTAGAGGTTGTATATTAATACCAAACGAAGAAGATAGAATACAGTACTTAATAGACTATTGTCTCAAAAATTATTATATAAAACAAGCTAATATGATAGAAGATGGTAAGTTTGTACCTAAATGGTATCACGAAGAAAAACTAAAACATTTTCAACATGTTCAAGAACCAGAAGTAAAAGTAGTAGTAAATGGACATAGATATAACGTAAGTGAATGGTTTAAATAAATTAATATGAATATAGATAAATATACAATAATACAATGTGAAGACTTAGAGCTAGTGAAAGAAGCATTTGAAATATTAATAGAAGATATTGAAAACGATTTAGTAGACAATAGTAAAACTAGTCAGTATAGACAGAAGTTATTAACAAAGTTAAACAAATTATACAAAAGATTATGATAGAATTAATAATAATACTAGGTGTAGGTATAGTGCTAGGTATGTATATAACCTCACAAATAAAATGTAATATAAGAAGAAATATATTTAATAAAAACGTAGAAGAATATGAAAAAAAGAAAACTAAACAGTAAAAACCCTAAATACCATGACAAAAGCCAGGTAAGTGAAAAACCTACTATGATTAAAGAAGGCAGTGCCAAAGTGAGAAATAGTAGTGGTAAATTAACTGGTGATAAAGTTAAGGTAAAAGGAGTGTGGTATTAATAATTAAATAAAAAGATATGAATGAATCAAAAGAACTGTTAGAAGCTACAGTAAAAGGCTTACAAGAGAAAATACAGTCATTACAAACTGACTTAAACGAAAAACAAAAAGAGTTAAATGATATAAACAAACCAGTAATGGAAGCTTGGATGTATGACGAAATACATGGTTTAGTCGAAGACGGAGTTGGTGATTACGATTTTAGTGATGCAGATAATTATGAGTTTGACCCTGAGTTTGATTATGATAATAGAATTGTCATTGGAAGTATAGAAATGAACGACACTAGTTATATAGTGGAATCTATAATGAATAAAATAGATAGATATTTTAAAGTATTACCAACAAATACAGAGGAAAATACAATAACTGAAGTAAAAAAAGTAATATAATATGAAGATAACAAGTAAACAAGTAAGAGATTATTTTGCCTGGAGATCGGACGAAAAACTAAGACATTGTCCTGACTGTATATCTATGGCATGTAATGATGTAGCAGAAGATTTTAAAACAAGTAAATTTGATGATAGAGTAGTGACAGCTAAAGATCTAATGAAATTACTATTTTTCAACGATCCAATACCTCAACTACATACACATAGTTATGGGTTTCATACAGGGTCAGGCAGAGCTATTATTGAGAAATTACAAATGAAATATTATGAATACAATGAAAACTAAACAAGAACTACCTAAATGGTTTGAAGGAGACGTTTATGAAGAAGGTGGAACTGTGTCAAACAGATTTACAGGAGAAGAGATTGAGTTAAATAACATAGAATTATCTATGTATGACCTTGTGATGGGTGCCACCATGGTAATTGAAATGGGTAGATATAACGATAAGTTATTGAGTATGCATAGAAAAGGATTACAATGGTTTAGAGTACACAATCCAACGGCTTACATGGTATTATTAGATTAAAAAAAAGAATATGGCGACAAGAGCATTAATAAATTTCGTTGAAAGAGAAGATGGAGTAACTTTCAGCGCACATCCAGGTGTGGATAAAATACACGTACAAATATATAATCACTACAATGGTCATCCAGAAGGTTTGGGTGTGACATTAGCTGAATATCTACAAGATTTTAAAATAGTTAATGGATTACCTATGAGAACTGATAAATTAGCTAATGGACTAGGTTGTTTATCGGCTCAAGTAGTTAGCTATTTAAAAGACGAGCCAGGTAATGTATACTTATATAAACCAGGCGAAAGAGGATGGGAAGACTATGAATACTTTATATGGTGTAAAGAGGGTCATGGTGTATGGATAAGTATATTCGATTATGAAGGTAATTGTATATTTGTAGGCGAACCAGATAAATTAATAGAAAAATACGAGTATAATGACAGATAAAGAAATGAACAAACTAGCAGATATAATTGTTGATAAATTGTTAACAACTTATATTAGAGAACAAGCACAGTGGTATTCAACTAACACGTTTGATGATTTTATGAGTTTTAGTAAAAAGCCAAAAACAAATACTGAAGAAGAGTTGTTAGGTGAGTTAGCTAGCCTAATGACACAGTTAAATCTTCATCAAGAAAAAGAAGAATATGAGAAATGTGCTGATATAAAGAAAAAAATTGATGAACTAAAGAAAAAAATAAAGAATTTATGATGAGAAAAAAACCAATGTTAGCATATCCCGTTAACAACAAACCAATAGATTACAGTAAACCAGTATTTATGCAACCAAAGTTAGATGGTGTTAGGTGTTTGATACAAGCTGAAAAAAGAGGTGACAAAAGCCAGTTAGGTCATCTAAAAGTTACAGCGTATTCACGTACCGGTAAAGAGTGGAAAAATATTAACCATATACTAGTAAGTCTAGCGCCTTTCTTTGACAAATATCCTAATGTTATACTTGATGGTGAGTTATATAATCATGATTTTAGAGACGATTTTGAGTCTATCATATCTATGGTCAGAAAAACAAAACCAACCAACGAGGATATAATTAAATCAGCCGAAAACGTACAGTTTTATTGTTATGATATTGTTGATGAAGATACTTTGTTTGAAGCGCGTAACAGTTTTATTACAACACAAGTTGAATCTGGTAGATGTATCAAGCACGTTCCAACTATATCAGTATCTACAGAAGTACAAGCTAAAGATTACCATCAAGCTAATTTAAACGCAGGTTTTGAAGGCTCTATATTACGTACTAATGATGTATATCAGTGTAAAAGATCTCATAGTTTAAGAAAGTTCAAAGACTTTCATGATGACGAAGCTTTAATTGTAGGTTATGTTGACGGTAAAGGTAAACGTGAAGGTACGCTCGGTAAGTTTATTATGCAAGATGATAACGGTGTAGAGTTTGGTTGTCCACCTGGTAAAGGTTATACGTATGCTCAACTAAAAGACATACTTGATAACATACACGATTACATCGGTGAAAGAGCTACGTTTACATACTTTGAAAAAACTAAAGCGGGTAGTTACAGACACCCATTGTTTAAATGTATTAGAAATTACGAATAATGAATATATTTTACTTAGATAAATGCCCTGACAAAGCGGCTAGATTACAATATAATAAACATGTAGTTAAAATGATACTTGAGTCAGCTCAAATGTTATGTACTGCTCATCATGTAGATATACATGGAAAGGATGTACCTTATAAAATAGCTCACAAAAACCATCCATCAACTATATGGTGTAGGCAGTCTAAACCTCATTATGAGTGGTTGTATAATCACATGATGGCCTTAGGTGATGAATATACAAAACGTTATGGTAAAGTACATTTATCAATAACTAAATGTGCTGACGTATTAAAATATGTACCAGGTGGTATATACGATAATGGTTTCACACAACCACCACAAGCTATGCCTGATGAGTACAAAGACCCGTGTAGTATACAAGCTTATTGGAATTATTACATAGGTGAAAAACACACAATTGCAAATCCTAAAAAAGAAAAGATATATGAACAAAGACCTTATTGAAAGAATAAAACAATTTAATGAAATTAAATTTGGTAATGATAATGAAACAAGAATTATTATTGCAAAATTAAAACCACAGGGGACTGTGACAACAGCCCCTAAATAAATAGAGTAATAGGCTAATGTCACACGATAGAAATTTAAAATACTTAAATAATAACCGCATCGTATACCGTAGACACCCAATAACTGATAAACCAGATATTGACAATGAAGTGTATATGTTTTACTTAAACGGTACGTACGAGTGTTATGAGTTGTTTAGATCTTCTGCTAAGATAACGACATACAAATCTTTGAAATGGCATCTATTAGTACTATGGTATTTAAACCCACAACTAGATCAAGATAAGTTTATGTCATTGGCAGAAGTTATAACTCACAAACCTAACGGTTTCGTTTCGTTTGCTATACACGCCGAGTTACTCCGTAAGATAGTATATGAAGTATCGATGCTAGATTTAGATAAACCACCTAATAATAAGTTACGTAAAGTTATATTCAAACCTAACACACGTATTAGTAAAGAAGAAAAACTACGTATTGTAGGTGAGTTAATAGGCAGAACAAAACGTATAACACAAGACGATATTTATAACTGTATGTTAGAAATAAACGACAACAATAAGAAGATTACAATAGCTAAACTAGCTAAATTACTTTCATGTTCTAGTAGAACAATACATAGAAACATGGGTGAAGAACTAAAAAGAGAAAAAGAATTATTAAATAAACAACTATGAAAAAGTATAGTATACAAAATTATATAAGATACAAAAACGATATAAAGCAAGCTGTAAACAGACTAGAAGGTAAAATGTGGGACGAATATACTAGAGAAGAACTTATAATAAAATTCTTACCACTTGTAGAAAACATAGCTAGAAAGTTTAGTACGTCACAACAAGCAAGTGGCGTTATGACAATTATGGATATGATACAATCAGGTTCTGTAGGTTTAGTACAAGCAGCTCAAAAACTAGATTATGACAAGTGGTCAGAGTCTGATGATATGGAAAAAACAATTAAATCTTTCTTTTCAAAAAGAATTAAAGGTTCAATACGTAGACAAATTGATTCTAACAGAGGTAATATACGTATACCAGAGCATAAAATGAATGAAATACGAAAAAACTTTGGCAAAGATAAAAAGATGGTAGAAATGTTTTTTAACTCTATATTTTTAAGTATTGATGCCTCACCTAACGACGAGGATATGGTATATCAAATACCTGATAACTCAGAACCTTATAATATAGACTTGTTAAATCTTTATTTAAAAAGCTTGTGTAAGTCTCACTTAAACGAAAAAGAATATCAAGTGCTAAGACTAAGTTACGGTCTTGATTGTGATAAACATAACGCTACACAAATAGCTGAATATCTAGGTATTGAAGGTAGTAGTTCTTATGTACGTGTATCACAGTTAAAAAAGCAAGCTGTAAATAAACTTATTGAAAACGTAGATCACTCGCAAGTGATTGATTTTCTGTAAGTTAGTGAGTTAAAAGTAAATAATAATGTGTAATAATATATATACACCAAATACCAATAATATGAAAGAATTAAACCAAAAACTAGCTCAAATACAAACTGAGCTAAAAGCAAAAAAATCGAGTTACAACTCGTTCGGTAAGTACTATTTTAGAAAAGCCGAAGACATTTTAGAGGCTACAAAGCCTTTTCTTTTGAAACACGGCGTTACAGTCACTCTTAATGAAGAGTTAATTATGACTGACCCTGTTCCAACAATCAAATCAACAGCAACAATATCAGATGGTAAAGACAGTATAAATGCTACTGCTGTAGTCGGTGTAGACCTTAATCAAAAAGGTATGCAGACTGCTCAACAGTTTGGAGCTGCTTCTTCATACGGTAAGAAATATGCATTAGGTAATTTATTTCTAATCGATGACACAGCAGATGCTGACTCTACTAATATGCACGGTAAAAATGGCGCTGTAAATAAGATTAAACAAGCGGCTAAACCAGCTATAACAGCTGAGCAACTAGCAAAAGCTAAAGAGTATATAGCTGCTGGTGGTAGTATTAGCGCTATCGAGTCTAAGTATAAATTAACAGAAAGCAATAAAAAAGAGCTAGCTGTTAAATGAGAAAATTATTAATACTAATACCTATTGTTATACTTGTAGGTTATTATGTAAATATTGTAAAACAAATGAATAAAGAGCAAATATTAGAGAAGCTTAAAAACGACGAAGACTATTACGGTGAATTTGGTAATCAGTTTTTATCCAACTCACACGTTGGTAGATTATTAAAGGACCCGTTAAATGTCTTTAAGCCTAGCACGCCATCACCGGCGTTTCTAGTAGGTGGATATTTTCACACGTGTATACTTGAACCAGATAAACTGGAAAAGTTCACAGTAATACCTTCAGCTACTAGAAATACAAAACAGTATAAAGATATGTCAGGTGGTGAGCTATGTCTACTACAAAAAGAGGTAGATGAAATTGAGTTAATGAGAGATAAACTTATGGCTAACGATATATGCAGAGACCTTATTATGTTAGGTAATGTAGAGTATGAAGTACCGGGTGTTACAGAGCTGTTTGGTAACATGTGGAAAGGTAAAGCTGATATTGTTAATCATGATGAAAGGTTAGTCATTGACTTAAAAACAACAGCTGATATTGATAAGTTTCAATGGTCGGCTAGTAAATTTAACTATGATTCACAGGCTTATATTTATAGTAAGTTATTTGGATATGAAATGTTGTTCATAGTTATAGACAAAAACACTCATACAATAGGTATGTTTGATTGTTCACCTCAGTTTTATGAAAGAGGCGAGCAAAAGGTGAGTAAAGCAAGTGAAGCTTATGACTTGTTTTATAAGACCAAGGACTTTGATCCTAAACAGTTTTTCATAAGCAAAACCTTATAAACCAAAAATTATGCCAAGAACAAAAATGAAAGTATGTGACGTAACAGGATTAAAAACTTCTGAAAAGAATTTTTATAAAAACCAAAGTCACGTAAAAGCAGTAGACAATATTAGAAGAAACACGTCTGCAACTAAAGAGCAATTAATGAGAATGTTTAACCAAATAAATAATTATTAAATGGCAAGTATTATTAAAGCAAGTATTAACCTTAACGTTATCCCAAAAGATAAAATCTACAACGGTAAAAAAGGTAAATACTTACCAATTACAATTACACTAAATGATGAACCAGATCAGTTCGGTAATCAAGGTCCTGTAGTTGTAGAACAAACCAAAGATGAGAGAGATGCTAAAGCGCCTAAGACTTATCTTGGTAACGTAAAAGTAGTTTGGACTAATGGTCAAAACGTTGACACAGCTCCAAGAGATGACAACCAATCAGCTCCAGCTCCTGCTCAGGCTCCAGCTGAAGATTTACCGTTTTAATAAATGATACAAGAGATCAATGGATTTTTGATTGATAAGTACAATCAATACGGCCTAAAAGATGGTGCAACACAGGGGGTTTGTCCCTTGTGTTCGCATACTAGGAAACCTAAAAATCAAAAGCTGCAATGCGCTAGTTATGATTGGGAACGTGGTCTCGGTACATGTCACAAT